GGTGCGCGGGCTCGTCGACCCGTATCAGTCGGTGCTGCGACCGTACCGAGGGATCAAGTTCGTGGACGGCACAACCGAGCTTGTTCCGCTCGGCGTGTTCTACCCGGATCAGGTCAGCGCGGGTGAGGGCTCGAACGGCGCGGTGACGTGGAAGATCCGTGCGTTCGACGCGTCGATCCGCGCGCAGGACGAACTCGGGCAGGCGCTCGCGATTCCCGGCGGCACGCTCTACACGCAGGCGGTTCAGCAAGTCATCCGTCGTGTGTACCCACAAGCGAGCTTCACGCTCGGGGACTCACGGTTCACGACTCCGACGCTGGTGGTCGACGAGTCGACGATCCCGTGGACGTGGGCGCAGGATCTCGGCCGCGACTACGGCGAGGATCTGACGACTGATCGCGAGGGCGTGTTCACGAGCGCGCCGCGGATCCTTCAGACCGCGGATGCTCCCGTGTGGGAGTTCGTCGAAGGTGAGGGTGCGACGTCATGGGAACCGGAGCGGACGATCGACGCGGACAAGCCGGTGAACGTGGTCGAGGTCATCGGCACGAACTCCGCCGCGCCGGGCGTCTACGGGATTGCGTTCGACAACGACAAGTCGAGCCCGACCTACCGCTACGGTCCGAACGGCGAACGCAAGCGGACGTTCCGAAGCGAGAAGGTCGTGACGAACGCGCAAGCTGAGGCGGCGGCGCGGTTCCTTCTGTCGAAGTTGCTCGGGAAGACGGATCAAGTGACGCTGAAGGCGATCCCGAACCCGGCGCTCGACGCGGGTGACACGGTCGCGGCGTGGCGCGCGCGTCTCGGGCTCGCGGGCGACCGGCTGCTCGTGGCACATATCGAGCTTCCGTTGGTAGCCGAACGCGAGATGAGCGTGACGCTGCGACGCTCGATCATGTCGGAGACGACGGGCGACACTCCCTATCTGTCGGGATCCCTGCCATGACCGGCGCGAGTGCACGCGAACTCGATCTCGATCTCGTGCTCGATGAGATCGAGCACTTGCGCGACGAGATCCGCCGGTCGGGGAAGTCTCCGTGGTTCTCGGGCACGGTCACCGCGGCCAACACGAGCACGCAGACGGCGAGCGTGGAAGTCGCGACGTCCGGCGGCACGGTGACCCTGCCGAACCTGCCGACGATGGGCACGTACATTCCGGAGGCCGGTCATCAGGTGATCGTGCTGATGAACGGGAACGAGCCTGTGGTGCTGCCACCCGCGCAGGCGCTCACGAGCGCGGCTCCGGGCACCCCGGCTGGGCTGACGGTGACGGGCGCGATCGGCGCGCTACTGATCTCGTGGAACTCGCTTCTCGACGCTGACGTGAAGTGGAACCGCGGCTACTACCAAGTGCAGGTCGCGACCGACGCGGGCTTCACGAACATCGTGCGCGCGGTCGACGTCGCCGCGACGAGCACGGTCGTCTCCGGGCTCACGACCGGCACGACGTACCACGTGCGCGTCCGCGCTGTCGACTACGTCGGCACGGTCGGGTCGTACTCGTCGACTGTGACCGGCGCTCCGATCGCGGTGACGCTCCCGGACACGACCGGGGTGCAGGGCGTGCCGATCGTGGGGGCGCTCCCGTCGCTTCCGAGCGGCACGTACCCGGTCGGCTCTGTCGTGTCGCTGACGACGGACGGGAAGGTCTACCGGAACGTCTCGAACGTGTGGACGGCCGCGGTGCCGACCGTGGATCTCACCGGCACGATCACGACGGCTCAGATCGCGGCGAACGCGGTGACGGCGGCGCAGATCGCGAACAACACGATCACGGCCGGGCAGATCGCGAACGCGACGATCACGGCGACGCAGGTAGCGAACGCGACGCTCACCGGAACGCAGATCGCCGCGGCGACTATCGCCGCGGGCAACATCGTGTCCGGGACGATCACGACGACGCAGATCGCCGCGAGCACGATCACGGGCTCGAATATCGCGGGTTCGACGATCACGGGTAGCAACATCGCGGCGACGACCATCGCGGCCGGGAACATCGTCTCGGGCACGATCACCGCGACGCAGATCGCGTCGAACACGCTGACGGCGAACGAGATCGCGGCGAACGCGATCACGTCGTCGGAACTCGCGGCGAACGCGGTCATCGCGGGGAAGATCGCGGCCGGGATCATCACGGCGACTGAGATCGCAGGGTCGACGATCACGGGCGCGAAGATCGCGGCGACGACGATCACCGCGGCGAACATCGCGGCGAACACGATCACGGCGGCGCAGATCGCGGCGTCGACGATCACGACAACCGAGCTTGCTGCGAACTCGGTCACCGCGACGGAACTCGCGGCGCTGAACCTCGCGGTCGGGAAATACATCGGCTCGACGACGTACGTCGCGGGTTCGACCGGCTGGCAGATCAACGCGGACGGCACGGCCGAGTTCAACAACGTCATCGTGCGAGGGCGAGCGGACTTGTCTCCCGGTGCGGAGATCCTCGCGACTAATACGCAAGGGCTCGAAACGAATACGTCGGGATGGGTCGCGCAGACGACCGCGACCGCGTTTCAGTTCGATTCTGCGATCACGAACTGGACCGGCAGTTCTTGCACGGTCGCGTGGGAGCCGCTGATTGTCTACAACCCGCCGGGCGCGCTGAAGGCGACGTCGAGCGCGGCCACGTACGAAGTGCGTTCCCCGACCGGTGCGAACAAGCTCGCGACGTCTCCGGGTGCGAAGCATCGTGTGATCCTGCCGGTGTACGCGGGCATCGGTTCCGCGGGCGTGACGATGACTCCGTGCATCCGATGGTGGAACGCGTCGAACGTGCAGGTCGGGTCGGACGTGACGCCGGGCTCAGGTGGTACCGGCGCGGCCGTGATCACGGACGATCAGGAGTGGAGAATCGCGACGCTCGAAGCGACGGCTCCGGCGACGACGGCGGGCATGTCGATCGTCTACAAGTTCTCCGGCGGCGCGTCGGGCAACGTGCACTACATCGACGAGTGTGCGATCACGAGCCCGGCGAACTCGACCATCGCGCGCGACACGACGATCAAGCGGACCGGTGCGGCGTCGCTGCGCGTCACGTCGAACGCGGCGGGCATCGCTCTCGCGGGCACGCCGGACACGGGTGACGGCACGGGGTACGCGGTGACCGCGGGCGACTACTACTACTTCCGCTGTTACTACCGCGGTGCGTTCGCTCCGATCTTCGTCCCGGCGTGGCTCGACTCGTCGGGCGTGCTCGTGAAGGCAGGCGTCAGCGCGGACTCGTTCGCGCCGCTCGGGCTCACGTCGACGACGTGGACGCTCTACAACGTCGTGTGGCAGGCACCGCCGGGTGCGACGCGGCTCGCGATCTCGCTCGGGTTCTTCGCGTCCGCGAGCACGCAGTCGATGTATTTCGACGACTTCTCGCTCACGAAGCAATCGACGATCCAGGGCGGTGTCTGGCGTTCACCGGTCGAGACGGGATCGGCCGCGCAGGCAGGCTCGGAGATGAGCGTCTATCTGCGAAGCTCGGACGCGGGCTTCCCGTACATGCAAGCGAACGGCTTCGTCTTCATGCGCGCGCTGCGCGGCAAGATCCGCCGGGCGAGCGTCTCGGACGTGAACCTTCCGCAGAGTGTGCCGACGCAAGTCGCGATGGACACGATCGACAACGAGACGACCGGCATGACGTGCGTCGCGGGTGGCACCCCGGCGACGAGCTACATCGTCGCTCCGCGCACGGGCTACTACCAAGTGACCGGGAAGCTCACGTGGAAAAACTGGCTTCAGACTTCTCCGAACGGTGCGATCTCGACGGAAGTGTGGGCGCTGAGTTCGTCGGGCACGCCGCTGCGACTGCTGGCGGTCGGTGGTGAGGGCGCGAACTCTGCGACGGGCTGGCAGTTCACTCAGATCGCGTCGGACACGGCGCGGGTGAACAAGGGCGAGCGGATCGCGTTGTTCGGCCGGTCGGGGATGAGCAGCGCGGGTCACGGGATCACGACGGCGCAGACTTCGCTTCAGGCGACGTACATCGGTGACGCGGTGTAGGGAACTACCCTCGCGGGCAGATCACCCCGAGCAAGGGAGCAACGGATGCCAATCGACGCGAGCACGCAACTCGACTTGAACGACGTCGTCGTGGCGCTTCAGGGACGCATCGACCAACTCGAACGCGATCTCATCGTGGCGCGTGCGTACGTGTCGCAGGTCGAGCGTGAACGCGACGAAGCGAAGCACGTAGCCGAGACGCTGACCGCGCAACTCGGGGTGACGCCGAGCGAGAACGGCGAGTACCCGGACCTTCCGAACCCGCACGGCGAGCCCGAGCACAACAACGGGCGGCGGCGTCGAGCGGCGAAGAAGGCTCCCGCGAAGCGGGCGACTCCGTCACGAAAGGGCCGCGCCACGAAGTAGGTCCGCTGCGCGCGCGTCGCGGATCCGTAGTCTTCCGGTAATCGAACCGAGGGAGGAACGATGGATCTCACGAAGCTCGCAGCGGCGATGGTCGCAGTAGGAAACTCGGCGCTCGCGCTGGTGATTGCGATCGTCGAGCCCGGTTGGACGGCCGTCGAGAACGGGGCCGCGTTCCTGGTCGTGAACACGACGATCGGCCTCGGCGTGTCGCTCTACGCGCACTTCCGCAAGGTCGCGCCGCGTTACCCGGTGGCGGTCGGCGTGTCCGTGACGTTGTGGACGGAATCGGTGCTCGGGCTGATGGTCGTGCATCACGTGTTCGATCTGACGAAGGATCAGGCGACGCTCGCGCAAGGGCTCGTCGTCGCGATCGTCGGACTCGTGGCGCTGATCGTGTCGCAGTCGAAGGTGACGCCGGTCGAAGACGCGATCGCACGTGAGCGGGTGGCTCTCGATGCGAACCGGCGTCGTCCGTGATGGAGATCCGGCCGGTGACGGCGAGCGAGATCGCCGCGAACGTGATGACGGCCGCGCGGGTCCGCGAGGGGACGTTGCGCGCGCGGCGGCTCGATCTCGAAGACGAGCGGAGTAAGGACGAAGCTCGGCTCGGGGTCTCGGCGGCGGTGACCGGCGGCGGGCACGTGAACGCTCGACGACTGCGGCGTGTCGCGTCGTCGCACGTGCGCGCGCTGGTCAGGGCTGCGATCCCGCTCATCATCGGCTACGACCTTTCGCGCTACGACGAACTCGAAGCGGTCGACTCGGCGGCGTTCGTGATCGTGAACGTCGACGATCCCGGTCTGGCGGACAAGCTCCGCCGGGCGATCGCTCAGGGCAAGCCGTGGGGCGGGTACAAGTGGATCTACACGGGTGCGTCCGGTCGAGCGGCGGCGCAGGAGTGCGTGTCGAAGCTCCGGCGCTTCGGTGAGCCTCCGTTGGGCTCGTGGGCGGACTACGAAGAAGCCGGGAACACGCACCAACAACTCGTCGACTGGTTCGGCGGGCTCGACTCGGTCGGCGCGCGCGGCGGCTACTACACGAACGACTGGCGCGTCGATCATGCCGCGCTGATCCGTGACGTCGGGACGCGCTGGTACTGGACCGCGGGTTACCCCGGCGCGAACGACGGCCGCTTTCCCGGTTGGCAGTATCTCCGGACGTCGCGTCCGGCGCAGTTGTGGCAGTTCACGAGCACGAACGGCACGCGTGATCAGAACGCGGTCGTCGATCTGGCGTGGTACCAATCGCTCGGCGGAGGCGCGGGCGGGGGAGGTCTGTTCAACATGCTCAGCGAATCCGAGGAACGCGAGATCTTGGATTTCGTGCGGCTCGCGCGAGAGGGCGCGCCGCAGTTCGGAGTGCCGAAGCTGCTGCCGACGATCGCGCAGATCGACGCGAACACGCGGCCCGCGCCGGAGTTCGGCGTCCCGCAAGTCGCGGTCGGCGTCGCGAAGATCATGCACGATCTCGAAGGGAAGGTTCCGCTCGTCGAAGGCAAGCCGACGCTGCGCGCGCTGCTCGAACTTGCGGCGGGTGAGGAAGTCGAGCTTCCCGAGGGCGGGCTGAGCGACGCGGAGAAGGCCGAGCTTCGCGACCGTGCGGCGGCGTTGCGCGCGGCGGCGGACTCGCTCGACGCGTTGGCCGGTCGTTAGGCCGGTGCTCGAACTCACCCCGGCCGCAATGGTGCTGCTGCTCATCGCGGCGAAGGCCGCGGGGAGCGGGGAGATCCCGTACTTCTCGCAGACGATCGTCGGCATGTCGGTGCTCGGCGCGCTGTTCGTGCTGTGGCGCTTCCAACGTTCGCTCATCCGGCCGCTCGAAGGTCGGCTCTCGGGTGAAGTGAAGTCGCGCCGCGAGTGCGAGTGGCGGCTGAGCGAACTCGTGCGATGGCTGCGCGAGGAAGCGGGTATCGAAGTGCCCGAGCGGATCATGTTCGACCGTCCACCGTGGGAGCGTGAGTGACGATGCGAGATCCGGAAGAAGAAGGCGAAGGTCTGTGGATCTCACCGGGCGCGCGGAGGCGACTGAGACGGATGACGATCTTGGTCGCGTTCTTCGTGATCGTGCTCGGCGTGATCGCGTGGGTCGCTCTCGACACGCGCGACAACTTGGCCGATGAGACGAGCGCGCGCATTGACGGCAACGTGCGCGCGCTCACGGTCGGGTGTGAGCACGTGAACGATCTTGCGCGCGCGGTGAAGGAGATCATCGGGTCGCAGGGATCGGTGATCACGCCGATCGACGTGTCGACGTTCGGCTTCGCGGATCCGAAGGTGACGGAGTACGTGCAAGCGATCGTCGATCGGTCGGCACGGAACGCCGAAGCTCTGCGCGCCGAGGGCGAGAAGATCAAGCTGATCGACTGCGCCGCGGTTGCGCGTGAGGAATCCGGCACGGAGTAATCTCGGGCTCGTCAGCGGGCCGTCTCACCCGGAAGTGCAAAGAGTTCCGGCCGGTCACCCGGCCGTGAACCCCTTTCTCGGGGCCGGGGAGACGGCCCGCTGACGGTCTAGCGATACGGGGGTATCGCAGGTGTGCTATACTGCTCGGGAAGCAAGGTCACCCCGAGGAAGGAAGTACCCCGATGGCTTACTCCGCTCCGTCGAGCATCGCTCTGATGACCATGAAGTTCCGTCGAGCGAAGAAGGCTCAACTCCGTCCCGGCCGCGACGTGTCGATCGTGGTCGGTGGCTCCCGGTTCTACGTGACCGTGATCGAGGTCGTCGGTAACACGCTGATCTGCGGGATGCACCCGGACGTGTTGTCGTTCGATCTCGACACGATCAGCGTGATCAACTGCCGCGCGTACCGGGAGGTCGTGTGATGAGCGACTTCGCACGCGCTGCACGCGGCGATCTGATCGTCGTCGAGCGCACGACGTCGGTGACGTTCCACGCGCCGACGTTCCGGACCGAGCGACGCGTCGAGTACGTCGTCGGCCGGGTGACGAACATCACTCGCGACGGGCTCGTGAAGAAGTACGCGCCGGTCGGACTCGGGGAAGCTCCGGTCGAGCTTCGCACGGGCGACCGGACGCGCATCGCGGCGAAGGCGTCGATCGACGTCGACGGCGCGCTCGACGCTGCTCGGGCTCACCACTACGACGGTCACCCGAATCACCCGAAGCCGTTCGACTCGCTCGAAGAAGTGCGGGCGCTGCTCGCGCCGTTCAGGAAGGAAGTGTGATGGCTCGATCGACGATGACGAAGCTGGACGCGTGCGCGTTCTGCTCGATGCACAATCACGGCCGATGCCGCGGCGACGGCTGCGCGTGTGAGCGGCGCGCGCATGTCCCGGACGTCGAGACGGCGGCGTCGATGCGGATCTACGAGAACCCGGCCGATGCCGATCTCCCGATCGAAGAACGCGCGTCGCGGTGGCACCGGAAGGACGAGGGCCGATGACGACGAAGGTCGAGCGAGGCGTCGTGCTGCTACGGATGCCCGGACGCGTGTTCGCTGAGTGCTTCGATCCGCGGGCGACGGGAGTCCCGGCCGAGATGGGATGGCCGGAAGGGACTCGTCGACGCTCCGGGCGCGGCGTGCGCGTGTCGTTCTACGTGACTCCGGCGCAACGAATCGAGATGCTCGATCACGCGCAGGACTTCGCGGAGGCGTTGTCGGGCGGCGTCGACCCGGAGTGCGCGGCGGCGATGCGCGCGGTTCTCAGATGGGTCGCATCCGAGAGAGCGAAGCTCGGAGTCGAGCGATGAAGCGCGCCGTAGTGATCGACACGATGGCCGGTCCGCGCTCGGATCTCGTGACGCGGATCTACGAAGCGATGGGCCAGACGGTCAGTCGTCGGAAGATCGCGCGGGTGCTGCGTGCGGCGGCGGTGCACGCGGACCCGGCTCCGGCGATTGAACCGGCTGAGGGGTGTTCGTGATGGGTCGGCGGCGGAAGGCGTACTCGGTCTACATCGCGGAGGATCGCGTGTTCGACGGCACGCGGCACTCGATCCCGGTCGGGCTCGGCGCGATGCGTGAGATCGCTGCTCGCTATGGCGTTGACCGCGTCGACTACCGGCCGCGGTGCAGGGGCCGCGACACGGGCGGCACGTACTACCCGTTCATTCCGGGTCGGCAGGATGAGCGGATCATGATTGGCCGAGACGCCGGGGTCTACGTGCTGCTGCACGAGATCGCTCACGCGCTCACGCGGCCGATCGACCGAGGGCATGGCGCGGCGTGGCGGGCTGCGTACGTGAAACTTGTCGAGATCGAGATCTCGGCATGGTGGGCGCGTCGACTCCGGCGTGCTTTTCGACTTCGAGGGGACAAGGAGTTCTCATCATGAAGGCAGGATGGAAGTGGGTCGTGGTCGCGGCGCTTGGCGCGCTGCTGCTCGCGAGTTGTGGCTTCGGTCGACCGTGGCCGGTCGGCCCGGAGACGGTAGCGACGAGTCGTGAGCATCACGTGGTGCTCGGTGTCGGTGACTCGATCCTGGGGCAAGCGAACTGGTGGCTTCCGCAGCGGATGACGCAACGCGGGATGGACGTGACGTACATCGACGCGCACGTGAACGGCTCCGGTCCACTCGATCCGGTGTTCGGTCCGGACGGCACGCGCTACGACTCGACGCTGGCTTGGATGAACTCGAAGCTCGACGAGTTCCCGGAGATCGACACGGTGATCATCGAGTACGGCGGCGCGTGCTCGACGTGCGACATTTGGGCTCCGTGGTCGGTCGCGTACGGATCGCAAGCGTTCTACGACAAGTGGGTCACGAACGCGAAGGCGATGATCGACGCGGCGAAGGCGCGCGGGAAGCTCGTGTTCTACGCGATCACTCCACCGTTCGGGAACTCGGGTCAGACGATTGCGTCGGGCTCGATGCTGAAGAAGGACGTCGCTTGGTTGCTGAGCATGTACGACGAAGCGGTGTTGGCTCCCTACACGGGGAACCCGGCGATCCACTGGTGGGATGCGCTGAGCGACGAGAACGACGCGTACCAGACGGTGTTGCGTTACGACGGCTCCGAGCACACGGTTCGCTATCCGGATCTCGTGCATATCGCGGATGACGGCTCGAAGCGCGCGACGGTCTGGACGACGAACACGCTCGATCTCGTGTGGTCGCAGCAACCGAAGCCGTTCGCCGCGGCTCCGTCCGATGGTCAGTCGGATCTGATCGAAGCTGGCGACCCGGTCGAGATCTGCTGTGCTCCGCCGCTTCCGGGACTTCAGGGCGGTCCGAGCTTCACCGGCTGAGCGAGGGAGGTCGCGCCGGGGCGGGATGAGTGTCACACCCCGGCGCGATACTCCGGTATCGTGAACACTCGAAGTACCCCGAGGAAGGAAGGCGATATGGCACACGTGACTCCTGAAGGCTTCTCCGCCGCGCTCGACGACGCGCTCGAACCCGACGACTGGCCGGGCGACGCGTTCGAGATCGACGAAGACGTGATGGCTCGACCGGATCTCGATCCGGAGCGCGAGCCGTGGCGGATCCGTGACGACCACGCGGCGACGTGGGCGCTGCGGAAGCGTCGTCACGCGCTCGACGAGATCGAGCGGGCGGAGAAGCTCGCTCGTGATCAGATCCGGCAGATCGAGCGATTCGTCGAAGGCGTGCGCGCGCAGCAGTCGCGACGCGTGACGTTGTTCGAGGCGCTGCTGCGCGACTACTACGACCGCGAGATCTTCCCGTCGAAGTCGAAGAAGGACGGCTACGCGCACAAGCTCCCGGACGGCACGCTGACGTCGAAGGCGGGCTCACTGAAGACGGAGATCGTCGACGCGAAGGCTGCGCTCGCGTGGCTCGAAGCGAACGGGATCGAGGAGTGCATCAGGCGGCGCGACCCGGAGCCCGCGGCCGACGCGATCAAGGCGCGGTTCGCGCCCGACGACGTCGACGAGCCCGGCGAGCACGGCGGCATCGTGCGCGCTGACGACCCGGCGGCGAAGTCGCGCCGGAAGGTGAAGCCGAAGGTCGGTCAGTCCGTGCCGGGCGTGGTGTTCGTGCGCGGCGAGCGCGTGTTCCGGATCGAGGACGTGTGATGGCGGCGACGGAGGTCGACGAGATGGCTGACGAGTTCAATCCTGCCGAGGTCGACGAAGACTTCGTGATGAACGTCGCGACGAAGGCACAAGCGAACGCGGTGCTGAAGCACTACGGGATGCCGGAAGCTCCGTCGAAGTGGAAGCTCTCGGACGTGCGGAAGCTCGCAGTGTCGACGATGCGCGGGCACACGACGCCGCGCGAGGAAGCTCCGGCGGAGCCCGAGCCCGAGCCCGAGCCCGCGTCGGCCGAGACGGCGGTCGAAGTGCACGACGCGGCGGCGGTCGACGAGGGTCATCGTCCCGACGCGGTCGCGGTGATCCCGGACGCGTCGAAGTGGCAGCAGATCGTGAGCATGTCGGTCGCGATCAAGAAGTCGAACCTGTGCCCGGTCGCGCTGAAGACGCCGGAAGACGTCGCGGTCGTGCTGCTCGCGGCGAACGATCTCGGGATCCCGCTGACGCAGGCGCTCGACAAGATCTTCGTGCTCGACGGCAAGAAGGGCATGGCGGCGGAACTGATGATCGCGTTGGTGCTGCGCGACGGGCACACGATCACGCCGGACCCGGCGAACGATGCGACGCGCGCGGTGGTGCATTGTCGACGCCGCGACACGGGAGCGGAAGCGGTGGTCAGCTTCACGATCGAAGACGCGGTCGCGGCGAAGCTCGTGAAGATCGTCGATGGGAAGCCGCAGGCGCGCGACTCGCAGGGACGCGCGAAGCCGTGGGAGAAGTTCACCGCTGACATGCTGTGGGCACGCGCGGTGAGTCGGGCGTGTCGTCGCATGTTCCCGGATTGCCTCGCGGGAGTGAGCTACACGCCGGACGAGTTGGGCTACATCGACGCGGACGACGAGCCGGTGCCGACCGGCCGGAACGCTGACGCTCCGGTGTCGCTCGATCAGCGGCGTGCCGCGGTGTCCGGGCGGATCTCGGAGATCCGGGCTCGGTGCGCGAAGCTCGAAGCCGGGGCGGAGATCGCTGCGGCGTCGAACAACGCGGTCAAGGCGAAGAACCTGCCGAAGATCTCGGAGTCGGGTGCGGCGGCGCTGCGGGCGTGGGAGCAGATCGCGGACGACGCCGAAGCGAAGCTCGACGAGGCCGAGTTGCTCGCGCGGGGGCCGATCGACGAGGCCGAGACAGTTGAGGAAGCGGACGTGGTCGAGAACGGCCCGGAGAGCGGCGCTGAGGGGGCTGCTGAGCCCGACGACGCTCCGGCCGGTGGTGGGGAGCCCGGAAACGGTTCGGAGGCTTCTGGCGGCTCTCAGGACGAGGCCGACGAGGTCTGCGGGTCGTGCTTCCGGGCGATCGAGCCCGGCCAGGACGTGGTCCGCGACGAGCACGGCAACGCGTACCACGCCGGACACGAGCCCTTCTGATGGGCTCTACCGGTGTAGCGGCGGCGCTCGGGCTCGTGGCGGGCGGCGCGCTCGCGGCGGTGGCCGTGTGGATCGACGAACGACGACGGAGGAAGCGGTGATGGTGATGACGGCGAACAACGCAGGAACACGGAAGCCGACGAACGAGTCGGGATGGTGGTGGGTCAGCATGGCGGACGACGACGATGAGGGCTCGTTCATCGGTGCGTGCGTCGTGTCGGCGGAGTCGGCCGACGAGGCGGAAGGCAACGCGGCGCGCATCGCTCGACGTCGACCGGAGTTCGTCGACTTCCTCGCGGTGCGGATCGACGCGGCGAGGATGCCGATCCCGGAGCCGGAGTGGCGGAACCGGCTGCTGACCGCGAGCGAGTGCGTCGAGCAGTTCGGGTCGATCGAGATCGTGAGCGACTAGCTCCACGCGCGCGCTCGTCACGAGCGGTAGCCTCACGCTCCCGCTCGAAACGCGACGATGCCCCGGCGCTCGAAACCGGGGCATCGCATCGACCCTGTACGGAGGGACGGAATGGATATTACTCGCATCGGCCGCGCAAATGCGGACGAAGTCCGGTGAGGGGCGAGAACTCACGGACGATCTACCGGACCGAGCGGAAGCCGGGCTTCGCTCAGATCCCGAACGAGGCGCTGCGCGACGACCGGCTCTCGTGGCGGGCTCGTGGGCTGCTGGCCTACATGCTGAGCTTCCCGGACGACTGGCAGCATCGAGCCGACGACCTTCAGCACGTCGGCTCTGAGGGCCGTGACGCGGTTCGGAAGGCGCTGCGGGAACTCGAAGAAGTCGGGTACCGGCGGCGGGAGCGTCACCGCGGCGACGACGGCAAGATCCGGACGTTCGTCGTGCTGCGCGACTACGTGCCCGAAGACGTGACCGACGCCTGGAAACCCGTAGGTCGGTCGACCAGTGTGTCGGTGGACCAGGCGTCTTACGAATACGGTCACGAATACGGTCACGAAACCCCTTCGGGGAGCGATGAGCAACCGAAGCTCGTCGACGTTCCGAAGCCGAAGAAGGAACGCAAGCGCGATCCGATCTTCGATGCTCTCGCGGCCGTGTTCCCCAACGCGACGAAGTCCGAGGCGTCGCTGATCGGGATGGCCGCGGCGGAACTGAAGACGCTCACCCCGGTTCCCGAGCCGGAGGAAATCATCCGTCGCTCTCGGGCGGCGCGACGCGAGTGGCCTACGTGCACCGCGCGCGCCGTCGCGCAACGGTGGACGGATCTCGGCGCGCTCGGCGCTCCGGCGAGCGAGTCGAAGTTCGATGAGTTCGATGACGACTACGAAGAACGGAAGGGACGCATCTCGTGACTGCTACGCAACCGCGCACGAACGGTCGAGCTTCGACGAACGGCGACAACGGTCGGCTTCGACGCAAGCGATCGGTTCCGCACAATCTCGAAGCCGAGGAATCGCTGCTCGGAGCAATGATGCTCTCGCACGTCGCGATCGACGCGGCGCGCGCTCGGTACGACATGAGGCCGGACGACTTCTACAAGCCGTCGCACGGCGAGATCTTCGCGGCGATCTGTGCGCTGCGCGACGAGAAGACCGGCGTCGACGTCGTGACGCTCTCGGAGGAACTGCGCGTCCGCGGTTCGCTCGATCGTCTCGGCGGTCGCCGCGCGCTACTCCATATCCAGTCGAACACTCCCGCGAGCGCGAACGCGGTGCACTACGCGCGGGTCGTGGCGGAATGCGCGGCGTATCGCCGCGCGATCGCGTGGGCGGGCGAGTTCGCGGACGCGGCGTACGAAGAAGACGGCGAGAAGCTCGATCGGCTACTCGCGGAGAAGGTCGAGCGTACGATCGCGCACGCGATCCCGCAGGTGTCGATCGACGAGGGGGCGACGGACGTGAACGATCTCCTGGCCGATGATCACGACTACGACTGGCTCGTCGAAGGGCTCATCGAGCGCGGCGATTGGGTCATGTTCACGGGCGGCGAGGGCGGCGGGAAGACGACGCTGATCCGGCAGATCGACGTGATGGTCGCGTGCGGGATTCACCCGTTCACGTACGCGCCGATCACGCCGCGGCGCGTGCTGCATCTCGACTTCCAAGACACCGCCGGACAGAACGCGCGCGAGTTCGAGAAGATCACGACGCGCGGGAAGGTCACGGTCCCGCGCGGCATGTTGCAACTTCAGATCAAGCGCGACGGCGTGAACCTTCTGAGCGCGGCGGCGCAACGGTGGATCGAGTCGCAGATCGAACGGACTGAGGCGGAGGTCGTGAGCTTCGGTCCGCTCTACAAGATCTTCCAAGCTCCGGCCGGTCAGAAGAAGCACGACGAGGAAGTGGCCGAGCGTGTCGCTGCACTGCTCGACGGCATCGCGGAGAAGTACGGCGTCGCGTTCCTGATCGAAGCTCACGCGCCGCACGGGCATGACAACGATCGCGCCGGGTGGCGTCCCTACGGCGCGTCGCTCTGGCAACGTCACCCGAACTTCGGCTTCGGGCTCGCGCCGATCCGCGACGACAACAAGCGGCAGGTGGGCGTCCGGCTGCGGCGTTGGCGCGAGGACCGAGACGCTCGCCGCGAGTGGCCTACCCGGCTGTTCTACGGCTCGGTCTGGCCGTGGGAAGCTCCGCGCGACGAAGTGCTCTAGAGCGATACCCCGGTGTCGGGTCCGTGGTAGAGTGACGGGCTCGACACCCGAAGTACCCCGAGGGAGGAAGCATGAACGAAGGCAACGGGCTCGCTGAGGATCTGTTCCTCGTGATCGTGATCGGGCTCGCGGTGTACGTGGTCGCGTCGATCGTGGTCGCGTTGTGGCGGATCCGGCAGGCGCGCAAGCTCGCGGAGTTCGAGATCGGGGAACCGCTCTCGAACGTGCGGCGGATCCGGTGACCACGATGACCGCGGCGCGTCCGGTGATCGAGCGTGTCGTGCTCGGTGACCACGCGCGTGAGCGGTGCGCGGAGATGGACGTCCGCACGAAGGTCGTGAAGCGCGCGCTGCGGGAAGCGACGATCACGTACGAACACCACGCGAAGAAGGGCGAGTGGCTGGCGCATTGTCCTGACGTCGGGCTTGCGATCGTCTACCGGCCGACGCGCAACGGGGTCGCGCACGTGATCACGGTGCTATGGCTCTCGATCAAGGAGAACATCACACGATGAAGCTCGCAACTCCCGAGCAGATGAATCGCGCGCTCGATACGATCTTCCGTGACGTCGGCGGCGCGGGGTTCCTGATGAAGCCGGTGCCGAAGGGCACTCCGCTGACGTTCCGCGGTGGTCCGCTCGACGAAGCTCGGATGGTGCTCCCGGCCTACCTGCCGGAGTTCCGGTGGCGCTTCGACCGGCAGCACGAACAACTCGATCAACTCGTGCTCGAATACGTGGCGGTCTACTGGCCGAGCTTCTTCACGCCGAACTGCTACGTGCTGCACGCGATCGGGCGCGTCGGGTCGCACTCGGTGACTCAGGTGTGGGCTCCGGCCGACGCGAAGGAAGGGCTCGTGCCATGACCGAGAAAGTGAAGGTGCTGCACGTCGACGGCTCGGAGTCGTGGGCGATCCCGCAGTCGAAGCATCCGGCGCGCTACTCGGCGGAGATTGTCGACGTGATGGTCGAAGAACTCTGCGCGCGCGACTGGCCGGGGAAGCTCGTACTCGACCCGTTCGCAGGGACTGGTGAACGGCTCGGTGAGATCCGCGACCGGGTGCGTGAGCATCGACGTCCGAAGATCCAGACGACCGGCGTCGAACTCGAACCCGAGTGGGTAGCGTGCGCACCGTTCGGTGACGTGCTGGTCGGGAACTCGATGTACCTACCGCTGAAGTGGTCGAACCGCTTCGGCGCGGTGATCACGAGCCCGTGCTACGGGAACCGTTTCGCGGACTCGCACGAGAACCGCGACAAGTGCAAGCGATGCGACGGCGAGGGCGTCGTGTGGTCGCTCGGAGATCAAGGCGCGCAGATCGTGTGTCCGTTGTGCAAGGGCTCGAAGCTCTCGGTGCGGCGGAGCTACACGCATGATCTCGGCCGGAAGCTCGACCCGAACAACGCAGGCGCGATGCACTACGGCGAGCGGTACCGCGCGCTTCACCGCGCCGTGTGGGAAGAAGTCTTCCGCGTGCTGAAGCCGGGCGGACTGTTCATCTTGAACATCAAGGATCACGTGCGCGACCACAAGCGGATCCGCGTGTCGGAGTGGCATCGACGGACGATCCTGAAGCTCGGGTTCGAGGTCGACGGCCGCGGTCAGCATGGGATGGCGTCGACGATCTTGGTCCCGCTCGGCGGGCTCCGTCACGGCGCGAACCGTATTCGGATCCCGAACGAGATCGTCTACGTGTTCAGGAAGCCGGAGTGACGGCGAAGAACCCGGCGGCGGAGCAACCGATGCGCGAGCGCGTCGCGGGCGTGATGGATGACGCGGAGTGGAGTTCCGGCGACGCGATCGAAACGCTGATCGTGCTGCTCGACGAGTGTTACGAGCAGGTGCCCGGCTCCGAACTTCGCGAGCGGATCATGCGGGCGACGTGGTCGCTCGACAAGCCGAAGCCCGCGCCGATCCCGCGCAGGCGCGTCGTCGACATTCCGAGGGCGGACTGATGGCGACGTGTCGATCGTGCGGCGCGCGGATCGTGTGGGCGCGCTCGGAGAAGACGGGCAAGCCGATGCCGGTCGACGTCGACGAGGTCGACGACGGCAATCTCGTGTTCGTGGCGATGCAGGAAGACGGGACGCCGATCGCGCGCTACGTCGCGAACGGCGAAGGGCTGCGCGTGTCGCACTTCGCGACGTGCCCGGATGCGAAGGCGCACCGGAAGTGACGACGACGACCGACCGCGTCGCGTGGTGGAAACGGCCGGAGACGACGTACCGGGTGCTCGTGCAAGCGCGGCGCTGCGGCGAGACGTTCACGTTCACGGAACTGGCGCACAAGGTCGCGTCGCACGAGCACGTGAAGCTCAGCCGAGCGGAGTCGGCGTGTGGCCGGGCGAAGAAGTTGCGCGCGATCGTGCGCGTGCTTCCGGATCGGCCGGACGGTCAGCACGTCTTCCGGCTGACGATCATCGGTCGTCGGCTGCTCGTGGCTGGCGCTCTCGAAGCGGATCGTCTCGACAGATGGGATGACGAATGAAACGGTCCGGTCCGCCGCGGCGGAAGCAAGCCCTGAAGGTCGACCCGGAGAAGGTCAAGGCGTGGGAGCGTCGATCACGGAAGCCGATCCCGTCGAGATCGTCGAAGCGAGTGCGCGTGGATCGTGAGCGGGTCAAGCTGAAGAAGTCGCTGATGATCGCGGCGGGTATGCGCGTTGACGGATCCGGTGACTGGCGGCGCGCGTGCGCCGGACGAGTGCTGCTCCCGGAGATCGAGTGCGGGATCGTGACGCGCGGCCGGGTGACGCTCGAAATGCATGAGGTCGTGAAACGGTCGCGGTGGCGCAAGGGGCTGACGGTACGGTCAAACTGCGTGCTGCTCTGCCAGGCGCACCACGACTACACCGAGACGGCCGAGGGGATCGTGCGCGCGACCGAGGTCGGTCTGCTGAAGCGGGCTGAGCACGTGCATCCGTTCGACAAGTTCGATTCACCCGAGGAAGGGACGAAGACATGACCACGACCCAAGCCGAGCGTCAGAAGATGATCCGCACGAAGCGGGCTCGTGCCCGGCGGCTGAGCGCGGATCTCGCTCAGCACGAAGCGAAGTCGAACGAGCGAGCGGCGTTGTGGCGTGAACTCCGCGACGAGTACGACGTCGACGTGAAGACGCTCGCGGAAGACTCGGGCGTGACGCCGATGGCGGTCCGGAAGGCGCTGAACACGCGAGCGGCGGGCTGATGGCCTACGAGACGACGAAGGTGCCAGTCGGCCGCACGCAGGACGCGATCCGGAAGCTGCTCACGAGTCACGCGGCCGTCGAGCGGGTGAGCTTCGCGGAAGCGTTCGGGGATGCGCGCTCGGTCGGCGTCGAGTTCGTGCACGACGGCGTGATCGTGCGCGTCGTGTGCCCGGTCGAAGCGGACGAGGATGATCGGCGCGTGTGGCGAGTGGTCTATTGGTCGCTGAAGTCGCGGTTCGAGGCGGTCGACGAAGGGCTCGAAGTGTTCGAGCAAGCGTTCCTCGCTCACGTCGTCGACCCGGCGACGAACCGGACCGTCTACGACGTGATGCGCGGGCATATCGAAGCGGGAGGCTTCGCTATCGGCGGCTCCGGCATGAAGGCGATCGGTGCGTGATGGCGAACCGGTCGAAGGCGAAGGGAAGCGCGGCGGAGAAGCTCGTCGCTGAGTGGTACGCCGCGAACGGTTGGCCGCACGCGGAGCGGCGCGTGACCGAGGGACGGAACGACCGCGGTGACGTGTCGGGCGTGCCCGGTGTCGTGATCGAAGTGAAGGACGCTGCGACTCTGCGGCTGTACGAGTGGATCGACGAGACGGAGCGGGAGCGCGTCGCGGACGGTGCGGAGTTCGGCGTGCTCGTCGTGAAGCGGTACGGCTCGCTCGACGTCTCGCGCTGGTACGCGATCATGACGGTCGAATCTCACGCCGAGATGCTGAAGGAGATCTTCGATCTGCGCGCGCGGCTCGACGCTGCACGCGACGTGATCGAGGCGCTGCGGCTGGACCGCGAATGAGTGTCCGGCTCGTCGACGAGCATGGTCCGTGCCGCGTGTGCGGCGACGTCGCATACTCGCGTGATGAGCACGGCTTCGTTCACGTGGGTTGCGAGCGCGAGGGCGACGGGTGCCGCGCGTGCGCGCAGTCGAAGACGCTCGCTCGGCTTCAGCGGGAACGTGAGATGACCCGCGCTGCGGATCGCGAGGAACGCCGCGAGTGGCGGAAGGGGCGACGGTGACGTTCACGCGGCTCAGCCCGAGCACGCCGGGTACGTGCATGGTCGAGAACTGCGCGGGTGTCGGCACCGTGCTCGTGCTCGTCGACGAGAAACGCGTCGGGTTCGTGTGCTTCGACTGCTGGCCGAACTTCGGGGAGATGGTCGAACATATGGCCGGGCTCTACAAGATGCACGCGAAGGCGGATCTGCTCGACGCGTGGAAGATGGTCCCGGACCCGCTGAACGCGTTCGGCTCGATGTTCCGGAGGGTGGACCCATGATCGACCTTGTGACCGAGCACGAGCGCGACCGGCTGGCGGAACTGCTGGCCGCGCCGACGCTCGACGCGGATGCCGTGCAGACGCTTCTGCTCGAACGAGCGGACCGGATCATGGCTGATGCGCGCGAGCAGATCCGGCGCAAGCCGTTCGGTCCGGTGATCCTCGCGCTGCTCGACTTCGAGCTTTGGGCGACGCGTCGCTGGTGGAAGATCCGCGATGGGGTCGCGCGACGTCGCTACTCTGCGCGCCACTGACCCGGCAGGTTCGACTCCGGGGCGGCGACCGGGGCCGACGAATCCGGGGTGAAGGAACCGAAGTGGCGAAGGACGAAGTTCCGCCGGTCGAGCAGCAAGTCGAGCAGACCTTCGAGGCGCTTCCGAAGCTGTGGGAACGGCAACCGGGCGAGACGGCTCGCGCGTTCGCTGCGTTCCGTCGCTATCTCGATCTCCCGGCGGAGGATCGCACGATCCTGAACGCGGCGAAGTCGCACGTCGCGCGCTCGAAAGCGCGGAAGAAGCCGAGCCTGAAGGCGTCCGAGCGGCAGTTCGAGAAGTGGTCCGGCGAGAACTATTGGATCATGCGCGCCGCGGCGTACGACGACTCGCTCGCGCAGATCGAGTACGAAGCGACGGCGGAGGCGCGGCGCGCGCTCGGGCGCAAGCACGTCGAACTCGTCGAGCATCTGACGGACAAGGCGATCGCGGCGGTGATCGCGGTGAAGATCGACGACATGAGCCCGCGTGACGTGGTCCGCTTCGCGGACGCCGCGGTGAAGCTCTCGGGGATCGTGCACGGCGGCGCGGCCGCGGCGGACGATCCGGCGGGCGGCTCCGAGGATGGTCCGGCTCCGCAAGATCTCATCGTCGAGCTTCTGTCGGCGGATCCGGAACTGGCGAAGTCCGGCGCGCGCTTCGGCGCTCAGATCCTTCGAGTGAAGCGCGAGCGCGAGACGGATCCGCGCGAGCGGGAGGCGTGATCGACGAAGATAGTTATCGAGTCCGACGAGCAAGGGAGCACGTGACGATGGACGGCTTCACGGTCGAAGGTAAGTCGACGGCGTGGGAAGCGATGTTCGAGGCCGCGACGAAGTCATGGCCGAAGGATGAGCAGACCGCGGCGCACGATCTGCTGGTGGCGGCGCGCAAGCTCGCGAATAACGCGACCGACGCACTGAAGACGCGAGTCGAAGACGTCGACGATCCGAACGTGCGGGTGATCGTGCTGGCGGACGACGGCGCAGGTGGGTTCGGCCGGATGATGCTCGACGTCTACGTGACTCCGTGATGGGCGCGGCGCTGGCGATCGTCACGGCCGAGGATCTCAAACGGGTGCTTCGTCTCCGTGAGGGGGTCACGGTCGACGTGGTCGTGTGGGATCCGCTGCGTCGGGTCATGACGCTGTGCTTCGTCGGTGACGGCGTCGACGTCGAGTATCCGTTCGACGGCGGCGAGCCGGAGATTGTGCCGATCGAGCGGCTGATGACGCGGTTCCCGATGGTCGCGATCCCTCTCGGGGAGCCCGGCTACGGCGAGGGCGAGCAGACCTTCGTCCCGAAGGGTGAAGCTGCTGGCGATCGTGTCTGGCACCACGGCCGGGACTTCCCGGACCCGCTGCTGCTCCACAAGCTCGCTGAGGGCTCCGGAGCGGCCGCTGAGGGCTCCGAGGGGCGCTTCGAGGCGGCGACGTGCCCGGAGTGCGGCGGCGGACTCGTCGAGCGTGTTCCGCTGACCTTGTACGGCGAATCGGACTTCCGGGTAGGGGCGGGGCTCCGTTGCGTCGACTGCGGGAATCAGGAGCCGGTTTCGTGAGCGTCCCGGACCCGGAGGAAATCGGCTGCGTGACGTGCGGGGCCGAGCCGAGCGAGCCGTGCCGAGCGTCGTCGGGGAAGCGGTCGCGTCCCCACGCGCGCCGGAAGGCCGACGCGAAGCTCGAACGCGCGGAGCCCGGATGGATCCCGACTGAGCCGACCGCGGTCGTGATCGACTTCGAGGCGGCGCGGCTGCGGAAGCTCGGACGGGAGAACGGGCTGCTGATCCCGTGACCCGCGGGGTAGCGGTCCCGCCGGAGGTCGTCGGGAAGGAATGGCGGCTGACTCCGGCCGGGTATGGCGATCGGCTGAGTCGTGGTGCGTGGGAGTCCGCGCCGCATCTCGAACTGCTCTCGCGCAAGTTCGTCGAAACGGCGATGGGCGCGAACAAGCGACGGCTCGCGGTGTCGATGCCACCGCGACACGGGAAGTCGGAGCACGGGCTGTATTGGGCTCCGATTTGGTACGAAGACATGATGCCGCGACGGTCGCTCGCGATCGTCACGTACGGCGCGGAGTTCTCGCAGCAATGGACCGTGAAGATCCGCGACACGCTCGACGAGATCGCGAAGGATCCGCGCGCGTCGAGCGAAGTGCGTCTACGGATCCGCCGCGACGCGCGCCGAGCTTCGCACTTGGTCACGACCGGCGGCGGTGATCTGTACGCGCTCGGCACGCGCGGCCAGTTGACCGGCCGCGGCGTGCACGCGTTGCTGATCGACGACCCTCATAAAGACTGGGAAGAAGCGAACTCGATCGTCTACCGCGACAAGGTCTGGAACTGGTACACGTCGACTGCGCGCACGCGTCTCGACCCGGTGCGTTCGGGGCCGAGGCCGTTCGTTGTGGTCACCGCGACGCGTTGGCATGAAGATGATCTGATCGGTCGGCTGATCGAGCAGCAAGGCAAGATCGAAGACGGCGGACTGTGGGAAGTGATCAATCTCCCGGCGATCGCGGACGAGAACGATCCGCTCGGACGCGCGCCAGGCGAAGCGTTGTGGCCGGAGATGTATCCGCTCGATCTGCTGCTCGAAACGAAAGACGAAGTCGGGCCGTACGTGTGGGACGCGCTCTATCAAGGGAACCCGTCGCCACCGGAGGGAACGATTCTGCTCCGGCAATGGTGGAAGTGGTACGACCGTCGACCGTCCGGGCTCGACGTCGACGCGACGTTCATGTCGTGGGACATGAGCTTCAAAGATTCGGAGGGCTCCGACTTCGTCGTCGGTCAGGTGTGGGCGATCGTCGGCTCGAAGCGGTTCCTTCTCGATCAGGTGAAGGATCGCATGAGCTTCACGAAGGCGTGCGACGAGATCCGGCGCATGAAGTCGCTGTGGCCGATGGCGTCGACGATCTACATCGAAGACACGGCGAACGGTCCCGCGGTGATCGACGCGCTGAGCGACGAGATTCCGGGGATCGTCCCGGTGACTCCGCAGGGCTCGAAGGTGTCGCGCGCTCACGCGGTCACGGGGCTGCTGAAGGCGGGGAACGTGTGGATCCCGAAGCCCGCGCTCGCTCCGTGGATCGAGGACTTCGTCCGGGAGTGCGCGGTGTTCCCACAAGCTCCGAACGACGACCAAGTCGACGCGTTCACTCAGGCGATGATCGAGTCCGGCGCGGCGTCGGGCGTGACGCTCGGCAGCTACCGGCCGGGTCAGCGGGCCGGGGCTCGATAGGGTCCGCCGCGGCCGGGCTCGGTCGGGCTACGGTCGGCGCTCACTCGAAGTGGTAGTGCACGATGCACCCCGAGGAAGGAGTCAGCATGACGATCGACCCGAGCAAGCTCGGAGACGCGGCCGTGTTCGAGGGCAAGGCGGTCGCGGAGGTCGCGGTCGAGATCCCGAACGTGGCGGGCGGGCTGAACCGAGCGATGCCGGTCGACCCGGTCGTGGTCACGCAGGGCGACGAGTTCTACATCGTCGCGAAGGTCGAAGCGGCGAAGATCCGGCACGAACCGATCGAGAAGGACGAGCCCGGCGGGATGCAACGGCGCGTGCAGATCGCTCCGGCGGTCATGGTCGGTGTCGCGACCGGGAAGCTCGTCGACGACGTCGCCGCGTTCCTGGACGCGCAGCAGCGGCGCATCGACGAACACGAGGCAGACGTCGAAGCCGCGACGGCGGCGGCGAAGCGAGCCGCGAAGGACGCCGCGGCGGGTCAGACGACGGTGAGCGACTTCGTCGGGGACGAGTTGATCACGGCCGACGACGCGAAGCCGAAGAACGTTCCCGGCGAGCCCGGCAACACCGCGGCAGGCAAGGGCGACGAGGTCGCCGCGAAGCGCGCCGAGAAGGTGAAGAAGTCGACGACGGCAACGAAGTCGAACGGTCGGCAGGTGACGCCGATCCCGAAGAAGACGCATGGGCGCAAGCGTGCTCCGGCGAAGAAGGCAAGCGGCGCGCTCAAGCGCACTCACTGAAGGGAGCGATCCGATGAGTGACGTCGGTGAAGTTGTGCAAGCGTGGGTCGTCGGAGGGCACGTGTTGCCCGCGACCGCGGGTGATCTCGCGACGCCGGAGGAACTGAGCGCGTTCGTGTCGGACTCCGCGCCGGGTGACGTGCTCGTGGTGCACGACGACGGCGTGGTCGAGTTGCTCGCGGGCGACGAGTTCGCGATCGCTTACGAGTGGATCGGGGAGTGATGGTGCGCGGCAAGGTGAAGTGGTTCGACGACGAGAAGGGCTACGGCTTCATTCGGCCGGACGATGGCGGGAAGGAAGTGTTCGTGCACTTCTCCGCGATCGAGCAGACCGGCGGAGGCCGTCGCTCGCTTGCTGAGGGTGACGCGGTCGAGTTCGAGGTCGGACCGAACCCGCGGAACCCGGAACGCACGGCGGCGACCGTGGTCAGGAAGCTCGATGCTGCGGACGCTGCGGGATCTGCGGGCTGAGTACCTCGCGCTCCGCTCGTTCTACGGCGAGCGGGAAGCGCGCGAGATCCAACCGTTCGGAGCGATCGTCGACGCGGTGGCGGTCGGATGCTCGAACTTCGCTCGATGGGCGAACCGGCATCCGACCGTCTCGATCTGCGTGATCATCGTCGTGACGTTCGTGCTGCTCTCGGCGCTCGACGGCTAGAGCGATACCCCGGTACACTGGCCGGGCTCGATTCACCCCGAGGAAGGGAAGTTGCTATGGCGATCCGCACCGTGAGCGGGACCGAGACGACCCGAGGGTCGATCACGATCGCGCTCGTCGAGATCTCGGAGCCGTCGACGCCGAACGCGTACGAGATCTCCAGATGGGAGTTCCACTGCGCGGCGTGCGACGAGTTCAGCGTCGGGCTCGACGAGGAAGGCGCGCGCGAGGAGATGGCCGCGCACGTGTGCCCGGACGTTCCTCCGTGCTCGCTGCTCGATCAGGAAGTGCCCGTGCTCCGCACGGTCGACGTCGTGACGGACCGGCTGTGAACGCGATCACGGGAGAGTGCGCGCATCCCGGACATGAGGGGCCGCGCGCGGTTCCGGCGGAACTGCTCGCGTTCGAGATCACGGGCTTCGAGCGCGAGCGGACGCAGGGAGGCACGAATCACGTCGAGCTTCGTCGGCGTACGGGCGTCGCGTGGTGCGTGTCGTGCGTCGACTTCGAGAAGCTGAAGCGCGAGCACGGCGGCGAGCCGGGGAGGTTGGATCTTTGAAGCTCGACGTCGGGCGCGACGCTCGGCTGCGGATGCCGGGACGCGTGATCGCGGAGATTGACGAGTGGCTCGAACGCGAGGCGCTTGTCCCGTGGACCGGTGAGGATCCGAACGTGATGATCGTCGCGGTCGAGCTTGTCGGCCGTGACGGCGAAGACGGCTACCCGGCGGTCGTCACGCTCGACACGGGGAAGATGACCGGCCGGGGGAAGTCGCGGCGAGCGATCGTCGAGACGGCCGAAGTGATGTTGAACGAGTACCCGCCGCGCTGCGCGTGGTGGTACATGACCGAAGGGAAGGCGAAGTGATCGAGTGCCAGATCGAGGATGGCGTGATCGTGATCCGGACGGACGACACGGGCGCGGAAGCCGCGAAGCTCGCTGACGCGCTGAAGGGCTCGGAGTGGGCCGACGAGTTCGACGGCGTGAAGATGGTCGACGGGAAGCTCGAATGGAAGCCGTCGCGGCTCGACGTCGCGGACGTCGACGACCCGGCGAGTACGACGGCGCGCTTCTTCGAGATCGTCGAACTCGAACCCGACGACGTCGTGCTGCACTACGACCCGTCGATCGACTACGACGGCGACGAGGACGAGTTCTAGTGGCGGCTGAACTCACGACGCGCGAGCGGCGGCAGCGTCGCTTGATCGAGCGGCTCGAAGCCGAGCGCGATCTGCTGCGCGACGAGATCCGGCGGCAGATGCGCTACCGCGAGAATCTCGCACGCGACCGGCGACGGCTCGAAGAACGCTGCGACTTCCTGTACCACGAGGCCGTCGCGCTCGGCGGGAAGCTCGTCGAGGAGCGCATCGGTCACGGCAGCATGTCGAAGGAGCGGATCGACCGGTTCGGGATCCCGGACGCGGTGAATGCCGCGGGCATGGCTCCGCGGAACGAGGTCGAGGATCTGCTACGGCTGATCGAAGACGAAGCCGCGGTGGTAGCGAAGGGACGGCGCTGATGCACACGATCCGGATCGTCGACGCGACGGTGAAGCATCGCGCTCCGCGCGCCGCACTCGAAGACATTGCGTACGCGGTGAAGCTCGGTCTGCGCGAGTTCGCGGACGATCACGGCTTGTCGCACTCGCTCGACGTGCGCGCGTACGCGCATTCCGAGAACGTGCCCGGCTCGATCGGTCCGCACGACTTCACGATCACGCTGCTCGACACGCTCGACGTCGCGGGCGCGGTCGGCTACCACTACACGAACCCGGATGGCACTCCGGCCGCGGTCGTCGGTGTCGCGGCGATCTTGGGCGCGCCCGGCGGCTCGTGGACCGAGGGCGTCAACTCCGTCGCGATGGTGATCGACCACGAAGCGAAGGAAACCGAACTCGATCGCAGCGCGACGCTGTACGCGTTCGACGGCTTCGGTCGAGCGTGGGCGCGCGAGGCGTGCGACGCGGTGCAGTCCGACACGATCGACGGCGCGCGCGGCGTGACGCTCTCGAACTACGTGCTGCCGAACTACTTCATCCCTGGCGCGCCGGGACCGTACGACAAGCTCGGGAAGCTGCGCGCGCCGTTGTCGATCGCTCCGGGCGGCTACGCGATCCTCGCGGACTACACGGGCGAACGCGACACGTGGTCGGCGTGGCTCGACGATCGTGGTCCGACGTCGTTCCCGCGTGCGCGGTCGCTTCGCTTCGGCTCGACCGAAGTCGCGCCGGACCCGGACGGCCGCGGGATCATCGTCGTGCACGGCGACCTTCCCGAGTGGGCGCACGATCAGAAGGCGCAGGAGTCCGCTCGGACGATGCGACGTCTGCTCGATCAGCAGCAGCGCGTCTAGAAACCGTTGCGGGACAAGGGCTCCGGCGGTTGTTGCGAACGGGGCTGATACGGGGGTATCGTGTGCGTGCCCGGATGAATAGGGCTCCCCGAGAAAAGGAAGTACCCGATGAGCAACTTCGACCCGACTCCCGAGCAGCAGCACGCACTCGACCTGTTCGCTACCGGCGAGTCGATGGTGATCGAGGCCGGTGCAGGGACCGGTAAGACGTCGACGCTGATCATGCTGGCCGAGTCCGCTCCCGAGCGGCGCGGCCAGTACGTCGCGTTCAATCGTGCGATCGTCGACGAGGCGGCGCAGAAGTTCCCGAGCAACGTCGCGTGCAACACGGCGCACTCGCTCGCGATGCGAGCGGTCGGCAAGAAGTACCGGCACCGGTTGAACTCCGGGCGCGTGAAGCCGTGGGAGCTTGCACGGAAGCTCGACGTGCGCGACTTCGTCGTGACGTACGGCTCGCAGAAGAAGACGCTTCAGTCCGGCTTTCTCGCGGGGCTCGTGATGAAGGGCATCACGAACTTCTGTCACACGGCCGACGAGAAGCCTACGCGGTGGCACATTCCGTACGTCGACGGCATCGACATTCCCGACGTGAAGGACGGCGCTCGCACGTACAAGAACAACGATCGGCTGCGCGACCAACTCGAAGACGCGCTCGCTCGTGCGTGGAAGGACATTCAGGATCCGGACGGGACGCTCCCGTTCCAGCACGACCACTACCTGAAGATTTGGCAGCTATCGAACCCGGTGCTCGATCTCGATTTCATCATGCTCGACGAGGCGCAGGACGCGAACCCGGTGATCGCGGCGATCATCGAAGCGCAGACGTGTCAGCGCGTGTACGTCGGTGACTCGCAGCAGCAGATCTACGAGTTCACGGGCGCGGTGAACGCGATGAACAAGATCGACGCCGAGCATCGTGCGTTCCTGACGCAGTCGTTCCGCTTCGGTCCGGCCGTGGCCGACGTCGCGAACATGGTGCTCTCGAAGATCCCGAGCGCGGAGCTTCGGCTGAGCGGCTTCGAGAAGATCGACTCTCGGGTCGGCGTGTTCGAGCCCGACGCGGTGCTGTGTCGCACGAACGCGAAGACGGTCGAGATCACGCTGAAGCTGCTCGAACTCGGTCGGCGTCCGCACCTTGTCGGCGGTGGCCGCGAGATCGCGGCGTTCGCTCGTGGCGCTCAGCGGCTGATGAACGGCGAGCACGCGTCGCACCCCGACCTTGCGTGCTTCGACACGTGGGAGGAAGTGCAGACCTACGTCCAGCACGACCCGCAGGGCTCGGATCTGTACGGCATGGTGAAGCTCATCGACGACTTCAGCATCGACGTGATCCTGGCGGCGCTCGACGGCACGATCGCGGAGAAGGACGCGGACGTGATCGTGAGCACGGCGCACAAGGCGAAGGGCCGCGAGTGGGATCACGTGCGGATCGAGAACGACTTTCCGCCGGAGATCCAGGGCGACGCCGAGTTCCGGCTGCTGTACGTGGCGGTGACTCGGGCGAAGCTCGGGCTCGATGACCGGGCGGTCCGTCACCACTACGTGCCCGGTGAGGCGGCTGAGGGCGTGCTCCCGGCGGGCGGCGCTCCGATCGCACTCCCGGCGGGCGTCTGAGGGACGCCGCTGAGCGGCTCGGTCGGATCCCTCCCGGCCGGGCTGCTCGCGGCGGTGTTTGCACGTGGAGCGATACGGGGGTATCGTTCTCGCATTACCCCGATGAAAGGAAACCCGATGACCGTTCGCATGACCCGAGAAGTTGCCCGGCTGACCGACACGCCGGAGTGGTGGACGTACCCCGAGGCCGTCGATCTCGACGCTCCGCAGTCGAAGGCGATCGTCGCGATCGCGTACGCGACGCGCGAGGCGCTCGAAGCGAAGCGGCCGGTCGACCGGCGCGTCGCTGACGCGAAGCTCGACGGCATGTGCTCGATCGCGTGCGACGCGCTCGGGCTCGGCGTCGCTCCGTTCGGCGTGAAGATGGCGGTGAAGGACGCGGTCGGCAAGAACCCGCACCCGACTGACCGGACGTCGCGTGAGTACCCGGCGAAGCGCGTCGCGTGGACCGAGACGATCGTCCGCACCGTGCGCGAGACGCTCGGGATGGAGGGCTGACCGATGACGAAGAACGAACTCGCAGCGACGTTCCGTGCGCTCGCGACGCAGTACGAGCACGAGGCGGCGGCGATCGTCGCGGTCGACGTCGCGACGCATCGTCGACAGGCGAACCTGTACGGCAAGGCGTCCGGGCTCCGACACGCCGCGTTGCAACTCGAACTCCGGTCGGAGATCCCGTCGTGAGCGGCCGATCGTGGCAGGCGCTTCTCGTCGACATGGAACACCGCGAGAAGATGACCGAGAAGCCGGTCGTCGTGCCGACCTACGCGGGTGCGATGGTGAACGGCGAGATCGTCGGGAGCGTCCGGTGAGCGCGCTCCGCGTGGGCGAGCGAGTCGTCGTGCTCGCGACCGGCAACGAGGGCGACGTGTCGCTCCGCTGGCGCGATCCCGGCATGGCTGCGTTCGCGTACGAGGTCGTCGTCGACGGAGTGCCGAACACGTACGAGCGCGACGCTCTCGAACGGACGTCGACGACATGCGCGGTCTGCGGCGTGCGGATCACGCACGAAGTCGAAGCACACTGGCAGGGATGGGTCGACGAGCACGGCGACACTCTGTCGTACGTGCCCGAGCTTCACGATCACAAGCCGAGGCGGCAGGGAAGGGAGAGCGGGTGAGTGAACAAGTCGGCTCGATCGTCAGGATCGGCGGGAAGGTGCTGTGGCTTCCGGGCGAGTGGGTTCCGGGTCCGGAGGTCGTGGTGTACGGGACGACCACGCTCGAAGCGTGGGATCGTGAAGGGAGCGAGTCGTGAGGGAACTGCTGTATGCGCTGCTTCGCTTGTCGAACGACGTGCGCGCGGTGAAGAACGGGAAGTTCGGTCGTCGTGTGGGTCGCAGGGTCTACGGCAAGGCGACGGGCCGTGTCGCACGGAAGATGTTCGGCTGATGGGCGAGCGGCGGAAGACGACGACGTTCACGCTCGATGATCCTGACGTCGTGTTGCTGCTCGACGCGATCGAGTGTCTGCGCGAGTCGCGGGATCTCCCGTACCAGGCTCGAACCGACGCGATTCGGATGGCGTCGCGGCTTCAGGGTGCGCGTGATCGGATCAGGTGGGAGCGGTGATGCGGCCGGTGCTCGTGTTGGTGCTCGGGTTCGTGCTCGGCGGCGCGGTGATCGCGCTGGTCGGGCTCGCGTTAGCGCTCTTGGATCGGGGGAAGAAGCGATGACGAAGCGCGACGACGCGATTCGTGCGAACGCAGCTTCGACGCGCGGTTCGTGCTCCGTCATACCCGACGAGGAAAACCCGTTCCGATCGAAGGAGTCGACGACGTGAAGACTCGGAACCCCGGACCGAGCATGAAGCCCGCGGTCGTGCACCCGAAACCCGACGAGCACTCGGGCGACGCTCCGGCGGATCTCGTCGAGCCCGAGAAGGTCCGCTCGAAGCGTGCGGCACACGCGAAGGGTGGCGGCAACAACGAGGGGACGCTGACCCGCGTCGAGTATTACGCCGCGCTCGGGCTCCCGGTGCCGACGTGAGCACGGATCCGCTGCTGCGGCCGCGCAATCTTCAGACCGCGGCGCAGTTCGACAAGGCGACCGAGATCCTGAAGACGGTGATGACGTCGACCGATGCCGACGTGATGGGCGAAGCGATCGAGGCCGCGGCTTCCGACGCTGATCTCGCGCACGCGGTGATCTTCCGGCTCGTGGTGCTGGCGCGCGGGTGGGCGAAGCTCGGTGACGAGGAGACGGGCGTCGAGTTGGTCGCGCGTGCGCTCGCTCCGCCGGAAGGGCTCGTGATGATCGTGGGAGGGCTCGATGAGTGACGACTACTCGATCGAGGAGAAGCTGACGCGCTCTCTCGGGTGGGCGCTTCAGTTCGTGAAGCCGCGCACTCCGGCTGAGCGGGCGATGCTCGACGAAGTTCGAGCGCACGTGGTACCGGGGCATCACTTCGATCTCGACCACCGCGCGCTCGGCCTCGGGCTCCCACGGCTCGACGAACTCCAAGGAGGGGCCGTGAGCGACGCGCTTGCGCGCCGAGATCGAGCGGCTGAAGCTGCTGCTGCGTCGACTGTGGGAGCCGGAGGCGTCGTGGCCGAGCGACACGGGACTCGGGGACGCTCCGGTGACCGGGGACAGTTCTTCGGTCGTTCTTCGGCCGGGCGACCGTGTGCGGCTGAGCCCGGAGGCCGTCGAGGGGCTGCGTGACCGGCTACACGAGGCCGTGGCGGCTCGGGACGGTGGTCCGGGCAGTACGGACGCCGGTCGGCGTGGGGCGGGCGCTCACGGGGCGCTGTGGCGGTCCGGTGGGATGGCACGAGCACGGAGACGGTGTACGGGCCGGGATGGCTGATGAGTGTCACACCCCGGCGCGATGATGGTGACCCCGAGGAAGGAGTAACGATGGCTGACGAAACGCGGACGTCCGATCGTGGCGGGACGGTGCGGATGGCACCCGACGAGTTTGTCGACCGGCTCGTGACCGACGCCGAACGCGCGCAGATCGTGGAACGGCTGAGCGTGCTGAACGGCGGGCGCACGGACGGGATCCAACTCCGCGACGCCTTCGCGATCATGTACGACTCCGACGCGATGCTGGCGAAGACGGAAGCCGCGGCTGACGAGTGGCGCAGGCTGTGGCCGGGTGTCGCGTGGACTCCGGCGCATTCGATGGTGGTCTACGTGCTCTCGATGCTGGACCAGTCGACGACGGCCGAGAACGTGCGGCGCTTCATGTATCGGGTGTTGGTCCGCTTCGACGACGACGGCTACGCGGTAGTGCTCGCGACGACGCGTGATCTGCTGCGCGAGATCGAAGCTCGGATGCTCACGACTCCGAAGTTCGCGGACCTGAACGTGCGAGCCGTGCGTGCGATCTGTCGTGACGCGCTGGCGGGCGCGCTTCCCGACGACGTGCTCGACTACTCGACGGTCGACGAAGGTCGGCTGTGATGGGAGGCGGAGTGACGGCGAACGTGTTCGACGACGTGCAGACCGTCGACCCGATCACGGGCGACGTCGCGGTGTTCTCGAACGATCACGTCTACCGGTACGTGCTGACCCGCGAGTTCGGTCCGGGACCGGCGGTTGTGTGGATCGGGCTGAACCCGAGCACGGCCGACGAGTCGAAGGACGACCCGACGATCCGGAGGATCATCGGGTACTCGCGACGCGAGGGCTTCGGTCGGCTGATCATGCTGAACCTGTACGGGCTCCGGTCGACGGACCCGCACGGGCTGATGGCGGTCGGGGATCCGTGTGGTCCGGCGCTCGTGACGCACGCGCTTCGGTACTGCGCGAACGTCGACGACGTGGTCGTGGCGTGGGGTGCGTGGTGGAAGCAACGTGAGCACGCGCTGATCGAGTCTCCGTTGCGGAAGCTGATGGTGAACACGGCGACGATCGCGGAGGCGCTCGGTCGTGGTGAAGCTCGATGGCGGATCCGGTGTCTCGGTACGACGGCGTCTGGTGAACCGCGTCACCCGTTGTACGTGCATCGCGAGACGCCGATGGTCGACTGGATCCCGCCGGTGGACTTGCCGGAGTCGATCGAGATCGGAGGCGAAGCATGAACGTCAAGAAGCACGCACGGCTCGTCGAGACGTTCCGGGGACTGAAGCCGGAGCATCGGCAGGAAGCGATCGAGCGGGCCGCGGTGTACGGGATGCCGGTGATCGCGTGGCTCGACACGATCGAAGGCGCGGGGTGGCAGATCCGCGTGCACGTCGGCTGCATCGTCGACGTGTTCGAGCGGCGGGTGAATGCGTGGCTCGAACGACTCGAAGCGAAGCTCGCTGCGCGTCGTGTGCCGACGTCGACGGTGCCGAAGCTCGAAGGTGACGACGACGGAATCCGGCCGAGGGGGTCGCGGTGAAGTTCGTCGCGAAGGAACGGAAGACGATCGACGCGGTCCGCTGGACCGGCGACAACGTGACCGAGGTCGTCGAGTGGGCGGCTGCGCTCGGGCTCGTGGTCGAGTCCGGCTTCGGCGTGACCGGCGCGGCGCTCGTGCTGTGCTGCGTCGACGACGGTGACGGCGACACGAGCGCGGCGGAACTGTGGGCGTGCACGTTGCACGGCGAGGTCGAGATCGAGTCGTGGGCGGCGTACGGCGGGACCGACGTCTACCCGCTCGACGACGGCGAGCTTCGACGCCTGTACGACGAGCAGTCGGACGTCGTCGTGAACGTGCAGGTGCACGGGCCGAGCGAGTTCGATCGAGGCTTCGAGGCCGGGTACCTTTCGGGACTGAGCGAGGGCGGTGGTCGGCCGTGATCGGCGCGCTGATGCTCGTGGCGCTGCTGGCGTGTGGCGAGGCAGCACGAGCGATTGAGGAAGCTCGGCTGCACGAGATCGAGCCGTGACGCCGGTGACGACCGTCGTAGCGGTCCGCTGAGTGAAGGCGGGACGCCGGTACGATCCGGCGGATGGGGATCTTCCAACCGCGGGACGTCGAGCGTGGACCAGTCGACGAGGAAGGGCGGCTGATCTCGTTCGCTCCGTCGTGGACGGCGCGGGATCTGTCGCTGGACCCTTGGTCGTACCTGTCGCACAAGGCGATCGTCGGGCCGGGCTCGCGTGACTCGATCGGCTCGTCACTCGCGCCGTCGTGGGTCGGTGCTCACGCGCGCAGGCTGAACGCCTATCGGGTGTATCTGTCGTACCTGATGAACGTGTCTCGGGCGTTCCTGCCCGCGGGCCGTGATCCGGGCGAGGTCGCGAAGTTCCGCGAGTACGGCGACGCGGCGGTGATCCGCGACATGATCCGCGTGTCGGTGCTCGGCGAGAATCCCGAGATCTCCGTCGACGGAGCGGACGCCGAGCCCGAGATGCCCGAGGAACCGGTCGAGCCCGGCGACGACGCGACGCCGGAGGAACGTTCGGCGTACGTGGAAGCTCGGCGGCAGTACGACGACAACGTGCGGGCGCACGAGCAAGCGATGCGCGACTATGAACGCGCGAAGACGTTGCAGGAGTTCATCGACGAGTGGGCCGACCGGGTGAAGCTTCCGCTGAAGATGGTCGCGGCGGAGAACAACGCGTGTGGGCTCGGTGACGGCGTCTATTACCTGACGTGGTCGAACCGGAAGAAGCGTGTGCTGCTCACGACGTTCGAGCCCGGCTTCTACTTCCCGGTGTTGTCGACCGCGCCGGACGACGAGGACTACCCGACGCGGGTGCATCTCGCGTGGGAGGAAGTCGACCAGGCCGACGAGTCGAAGCGATGGGTAGTCCGCTGGACGTTCGAGCTTGTGCCGATCGGCTCGAACGGTGAGACGAAGAACTACCCGTATGCGCCGGACGAGCCGTCTGAGTACCGATGCGAGATGACCGCGGCGCGGTGGCGGTGGGATGATCTCGGTGACCGGCGCGTCGACGATCTCGACGACCGTGGCGCGGAGTTTCTGAGGAACGCCGATGGGATCGAGATGAACCGCTTCGATCTCGGGATCGACTTCATCCCGATCGTGCACGTGCCGAACACGATCACGGAGCACCACTACGGCGAGTCGGTGCTGGCGCGTATCGCGCAACTGCTCGACGATCTCGGTCAGAACGACACGGACCTTGCGACGACCGCGGATCTCGCGGGCGCGCCGCCGCTCGCGGTGAAGGGACGTCAGGTACCCGGCGCGCTGACGTCGTACGGTCCGGGCACGGTGTTCTTCGGTGACGGCGTCGACGTCGTCGACACGTCGCATTCGCTCGACGCGCTACTGAAGCGCGGGGCCGAGCTTCTCGAACGGATGAGCGTGAACGGCCGCGTGCCGAAGGAAGTGCTCGGCCGGGTGAAGATGAGCGAAGTGCCGAGCGGCGTCGCGCTGCTGCTGAGCTTCGGCCCGTTCCGGGCGCTGGTGAACGAGATGCGGCTGATCCGGGCGCACAAGTACGCACTGCTGTTCTCAATGGTGCAACGGCTCGCGATCGTCGGCGGCGTCCGCAAGGCCGAGGATGGCGTGATCACGACGCGGATCAAGTTCGGGTCGTACCTGCCGACCGACACGGACGGACTCGTGAAGATGATCATCGAGCTTCTGCGTGCGGGTGGCGTGTCGCGTGCGACGGCGCTGAAGATCTTGCGCGACGGCGGGCTCGATCTCGACGACGATCTGAAGGCTGAACTCGAACGGATCGAGCACGAAGACTTCGAGGGTGCTCGTGCACTCGCGGAGGCGTTGTCGAACGAGGAAGTCGCGGCGGAGTATCTCGGCCGCGATCTCCCCGAGGAAGTAGTTCCGGCTGCACCCGGCGCGCCGCTCCCGGCTCCGAACGGGCAAGGCGCGGTCGAGCCCGTGCCCGCGGGTCCGCCGAACGCGCAGGGCTGACCGGTACCCTCACGCGCACTTCGACTCACCACGACACGGAGGATCCTCGCTATGGCACTTCTCGCAACATTCAACGTGACCGAGGCGGGCGGCGCGCCAACGTTCGTGGCTGCTGCTGGCGGCGGCGACACGTGCAGGGTGCCGAGCGGCGGGACGTTCCTCGTCGTGAAGAACGGCGGCGGCTCACCGATCAACGTGACCATCGACGACCCGCTCACCCCGGTCCCTGGCGGCTCCGCGGCGAATAACGACACGGTCGTCGCGGTGCCGAATGCGGGGGAGCGGTGGATCGCGCTGAACCCGCAGCGGCACGTGAACCCGTCGACCGGACTCGCGTCGATCACGTACTCGGACGTGACGTCGGTGACGATCGCGTGCATCAATGGGCCGGGCCGCTGATCGGCAGGCGCGTCGGCTCGGTCGGTGAGATCGAGCGGGCGGGGGACTACGCGTACGCGGAGAACTTCACGGGCGGGAAGCCCGCGGTGTTCTTTCTCCTTCCGAACGCCGAGGGACCGAACCCGCTTCGTCGATCACCGGAGCAACCCGCGAACGGTTTGCATCACGTGACGTCTCCGCCGCACACGTTCCGACACTGCGCGGATGGCTCGATCGAGATCCGAGCTTCGATCGGCGCGCACGCGTGGCACGGCTGGCTCGACGAGGGGCACGTGTGGCGGGAAGCCTGAGCGACGAGTTCGAGCGGCGACGCTCCGAGGCGTGCGACCGCATCTCGCAGATCGTCGACGAGTACCACGACGTCTTCGGTCCACACGCGCTCGATCCTGACGACGACACGCCGGTCGAGATCACGGCCGATGGTCAATGGCTCGTGACGGCGTGGGCGCTGACGCTCGGCTATCTGCGCGTCGATGACGGCCGGAACCCGGACGAGTTCGTGCGCGTCGTGAGCCCGCGCAACGTGAGCTACCCGACGCGTGTCGGGCTGCTCTCGATCGGGCTCGACACGGTCGCGTGAACTGGCGCGACAAGCTCGGCGTGGTGCTGATCGGGATCGTGCTCCCGGTTGTGGTGATCGCCGCGGTGGTCGCTCTCGTGTGGGCGCTCCCGCTCCCGAAGCGGTGACCATCCGCGGTTCGCGCTGCGGCGCGTTATTACACTCCCGACCGTGAATATCACCCGGCTCATCGGGGTCCGACCCGGCGGCACTTCCGGGGCGCGCGACCACGCGCCGTCAAGCGTGGGCGAAGGGGAGTGACATGAACGAGATGCTGCGACGTTTCGGCTTCACGGTCTACGGGCCGGACGACGGCGCGGGCTCCGGCTCGACCGACGACGGCACGGGCGAACGCGAAGGCGGCTCGGGCTCCGGCTCGACGTCGACCGACGACGACGCGCAGCGTGCACTCAATGCACGCGAGGCGGCTGGGAAGGCGAAGGGGAAGCGTCAGGCGCTTCAGGAAGTCGCAGACACGCTCGGCATGTCGCTCGACGAAGCGAAGAAGTTCATCGACGAGAAGAAGGCCGAGGACGACGCGGCGATGAGCGAGGCCGACCGGAAGCTCCGCGACGCGGAAGCGAAGGAAGCGGCTGCGAACGCACGCATCGCGGAGGCTGCTCGACGTGAGCGTGAAGCGGCTGTGGTCGCTGCACTCGCTGCGGAGGGCGTGACGTTCGAGCGCGACGACGACGGCAAGCTGAAGGGCAAGGGCGCACGAGCGGTGAAGCTCGTGACGGCCGAACTCGACGACGAGGCCGACGCTGCTGCGATCTCGAAGGCGATCGACGAACTGAAGGCCGACGTACCGGATCTGTTCGCAAGCTCGACGACGACCACGACCGACGACGACACGGAAGACGAGCGGGCGCGCAGGCTCCGCGAGCTTCAGTTGAACGGCGGCGCGGGAATCGTCGACGGCAACGGCTCGAACGAACCCGGTCAGCAGCGCGCTCCTTCCGGCGACCTGAACGGCGGAGGGTCTTCGCAACGTCAGCAGGGCTCGGAGTCCGATCTCGAACGAGGCGCAGCACTCGCTCAGAAGCGGAACGAGCAGCACAAGCCGTTCGACCCGTTCGAGAAGGTCTAACCCCGAAGGGTGGTGAAAGCGACATGACAGATTGGGGCGTGCGTTCGCAGTCGTTCCTAGCCGACTCGAAGGAGTGGCTCGGTTCGGCGTTCGGAGTCGACATGGGTCGACCCGGCGAACTCGACCTGAGTCTGTTCGATCTCGCGGGCACGTTCACGGACGGCTTCATTCCGTCCGGCGTCGTGCTGGCGCGTCGAACGAGTGACGGTCTGCTCGGTCACTACGACGGCGGTACCGATGGTGCCGAGCAGAACGAGAAGCAGCAGATCGCGATCACGGGCACGCCGACCGGCGGCACGTTCGACCTGACGTTCGCGGGTGAAACCGTGTCCATCGCGTACAACGCGACGGCCGCGGTCGTGCAGACCGCGCTCGAAGGGCTCGGCGCGATCGGCACGGGTGACGTCGTGGTCACGGGTGGTGCGTTGCCCGGTACTCCGGTCGTGGTCGAGTTCCGCGGCAAGTACCAGGACCAGGACGTGCCGACCATGACCGTCGACGGCGACGGTCTGACCGGCGGCACGGACCCCGCGGTGGCGGTCACTACCGCGCAGGCGGGCGGCGGCACCGGCAGCACGGGAGGAGGGCTCGACGTCGCGATCGGTCATCTCCTGATGCCCGTGTCGACCGTCGACAACTTCGGTCAGCCGCGCACGACCGGCGTCGCGACGTGTGCGTACATCACCCGTGGGCGCGTCCGCGCCTATCGGCTCCCGGCCGGTCACGGACTCGATGCGAGCGCGCGCCGCGTGCTCTCGCACATCGAGTACCTGGACGAGAACTAGGAAGGAGGTAGTCGACGATGATCACGACGGAACTCGTCAACCCCGCCGAACTCACCGGGTTCGTGCGCGGCTTGACGTTCCCGAACACCAACGCACTCGAACGCTTCCTTCCGAATCGGAACCGGCTCGCGATCGAGTATGCGTTCAACCGGAACGACCGTCGACGTCGGAAGATGGCGCAGTACCGGCCGTTCGACGTCGAGTCGCCCATCGGTGAGCGTCCGGGTGTGGCTCGCGTGAGCGGCCGCATCCCGCCCATCTCGAAGAAGATGGTGCTCGGCGAGGAAGAAACGCTGCTGATCGACGCGCTGCGTCGTCAGGGCGCGATCACTCCTGAGATGCGTCAGGAAGTGCTCGACGACGCGGCGATGCTCACGCAGGACGTGCTCGACCGCGTGGAGTACGCGCGTGGTCAGGTGCTCAGCACGGGCAAGGTCACGTTCACGAACGATCTCGGTTTCGAGACGGCGGAGATCGACTACGGCATCCCGAACACGAACTTCGTGACGACGCCGGGCGCTGCATGGTCGGATCTGACCAACGCGAAGCCGGTGACCGACATGACGGGCTGGATCACGAACACGTACATGCCCGCGAACGCGAACCGTCGTCCGGCGGTCGCTCTCGCGAGCACGACGACGATCCGGAACCTGACGCTGAACGCCGAGGTCAAGGCGTTCATCCCGGCTGCGAACATCTCCGGCGCGGTGATGCCGGTGCTGACGCAGGACCAGTTGCAAGCGGTGTTGGCTGCGCAGCAGCTTCCGCCGATCATCGCGTTCGACGAGGTCGTGAAGGATGCGAACGGCTCGGACGTGCGGGTGATTCCGGAAGGGCTCGTGGTGTTCCTGCCCGCGCCCGGCGAGGACTTCGGTGAGACGACCTTCGGGCCGACCGTCGAAGCTCTGAACCTGGCACGGGCCGGGTACCTGAGCGCGAACACCGCTCCCGGTCTGACGGCGATCAACATGATCACGTACGACCCGCAGCACACGTGGACGAAGGTCAGTGGACTCGTCGTCCCGGTGCTGAAGGATCCGAACGCGGTCATGGTGGCGGACGTCAGTACGTAGCGGGTAGCGTCGTCCCGCCGGAGCAAGAGGGAGCCCGGTCCGCGTGGCCGGGCTCCCTCGCGTCTACCGTTCTCGATCGTCGACTTCCCCATGACGAACGGAGCGAGCGATGAGCGATCGCGTGTTGGGCTACTCGGTCCCGGTGATCGGACCGGACGGTCAGTACCGGAACTTCCCCGCGGGCACGCGTGAGTCGGAGATCCCGGCCGAGTTCCGCGAGCAGATCACGAATCCGAAGGCGTGGGCGGCGAGCCCGACGCTCGCGCAGCGGCGTGATCTCGACGAGGATGGCATCTCGTTCGACGACGACGTTCCGTCGCGGCTCGAAGACTGCACGGTCGAGCAGTTGCACGAGATCGCGAAGCGCGGCGTTGACGGTGAACCGGTCGAACTCGGGCGCGTGCGTCGCAAGGATCAGATCATCGAGATCCTGCGCGCGGCAGGGATCGACAACGAGTGACGGCGCTGGCGTGCGCGCTCGGCGCGTCTGCTGAGGTCCGAAGGGGGCTGACGCTGTGACCGAGATGACTGATGCGGAGTGGGCGAGCTTCGGTGATTACGTCCCGTGGATCACGGACCGCGAAGCTGTGCAGGCGCGTGTCGACGAGATCGGATCGTGGCAGGGTGCGGCGCTCGCGTACACGCGTCGGAAACTGAACGAGATCCTGAGCGCGCCGACGAGCTTCAGCGTGCCCGGCGAATACTCCGAGACGTGGGATCCGTCGAACCTCGCGAAGCAACTCGCGACGCTCGAAGCTCTCGTGCCCGTCGACGAGGGTGGAGCCGGGTTCGGTGTCGGGGTGCTGCGGCGTCGTGGCCGCGGTCGAAGCGCGGGGTACCGGTAGGTCACCCGGCCGGGCGACCCTACGCGCGCCGTGCTCCCGGCTCAGGCTCGGCGCTGCTGGATGGTCGCCCGGCTCGGGCTCCGTTCTCCCGGTCGGGTTCGTCTCCGTGGGGGAGTGAAGGGCCAAGCGGACCCGGCCGGGATCCCTTGCGGCAGGCCGATCGCGGCGGGTGTTTGCGTCCCGCGGCGATACGGGGGTATCATCGGGGTACCCCGATGAAAGGAAGTACCCCGATGAGCAAGCCTGTTCAGATGGTCGCTCCGGACGACTGGAACGTGAGCTTCGAGACGTCGAGCGCGTACGAAGGCGCGACGCTGCACGTGTTCCGCGTTCTGCCCGACGAGCCGAACGAGTTCGGCGGCGTCGGCACGATCGAACACCACCCGACGCACTACGGGCTCCGGTTCGTCGACGTCGACGAGGCGTCGTGGTACGCGTTCGAGCACGGCTTCTCCGGTCTGTGGTCGATCAACTACGAACGTCTCGACGAGCCGTTTTGGCACCCGCGGGTCGACACGGTCGAGATCCCGGCCGAGCTTCCCTTCGAGACCCCGGAGGTCGTGCGATGAGGAACGGACGTGAACTCGTTCGCAATCTGAAGACGTGTGAGCGGTGCGGCGACGCGCTGTGCACGTGGGTCGAGTCGAAGGGCGGCAAGTGGATGCTCGTCGACGCGCACGTGGACACGTACGGCCGGTTCACGGTCCGCACGACCGCGCCGTACGACTTCCACAAGTGCACGACGCAGAAGACGCCGAAGGCGATCGACGCGAAGCTCGGTGAGCTTCACGAGGCGCGCATGTACGTGCAGACGAAGCTCGACCGGGACCGCGACGCGCTCGCGCTGATCGAGAAGGGTGGACGTCCGCAGTTCGGGCTCGACGCCGATCACTACCGGCAGCAGATCCGCGACGGTGAGGCGCTGCGCGAGACGCTCTACAAGATGACGGAGCACTTCAATCACGAGTTCGAGCGGCGTGGCGGCTGGCTGCGTTACTTCCTGGTGACGTCGAGCGTCGGTCACGTGCACCGCGGGATGGACTGCTCGACGTGCCACGACACGACGACGTACGCGTGGCTGGTCGATCTCGCGGACTGCGACGAAGACGCGATGATTCGCGAGTACGGCACGAAGGCGTGCACGACATGCTTCCCGAAGGCTCCGGCGCATCCGGCGTGGATCGAAGCGCAGCGGCGCGACGAGGCCGAGGCGGCGCGCGTGTGCCCCGGTTCCGGGACGCACGTCGGCTACGGCGACGGGCGGCGGTACGCCGAGTGCGAGCGGTGCGGCGCGATGGTCGCGAAGACGAAGAACCTCAACCTACGGAAGCACAAGGCCGAAACGGTCGTGTCGATGGGAGTCGAGTGATGGAGTACGGAACGGAGATCGAGCGGGGCGCGTACCGTCAGCGGCGGGAAGGCTTCGGTGAGGTCGAAGTGTCGGGCGCGGGGAACGTGATCGTGCGCGTCGGCCGCGAGATCTCGGAGACGCCGGGACCGTGGGAGCAGATCGCTCATGTCGTGCTGACGCCGGACGAGTGGCGGCGTCTCGTGGCGCGTGTCGCGGCGCTGAAGGCGGGCGACGCTGCGCGACGGGCGGTGTCGTGATGAAGTGGGAACTGAAGCTCGCTGACGGGAAGCGCGTCGAGTGGGAAGGCGACGACGGCGAAGACGCTGCACGCCGGTACGTCGACGTCCACCGCGACGCGGCGGTCGTCGCGACACGTCGAGCCGACGAGCACGTGCACGGCGTCTTCGTGCTCGGCCGACACGGAAGGATCGTCGGGTGAGCGTCGACGTCGGGAGCTTCCCGCAAGCGGTGTTCTCCGGCGACGCGGTCGACGGTTCGCTCGTGTCGGCCGTGATGTACGGGCCGCGGCTCGTGCTGATCGACCGGGAGGTCGACGGGAAGGTCGTGTGGGGGCAGACGTTCAGCATCCGGCCGGAAGACGACGAGTACCCGCGGGAGATCGTCGAAGCGATCCTCGCGGACCCGGCACGGTTCGACAGGCGTCCGCTGTGGGACGTCGAGACGGGGAAGGCGGTGAAGGCGATCGGGGATCTCGAATCGGAGTTTGCTCGATGAAGGCGGTGAGGGCGGCGCAGCGCGGGGTTCATCGGCTCGTGCGGGCGCTGCTCACCGGGGGTGCTGCTCGCTGGCGCTGACCGGCGAACACCGGGCGTCGAGCGTGGCGCAGCATCCTGACGGAGTCCGGACCTATCGGGGGTCCGGACTCCGTCGCGTCGGGAGACGCTCTGTGCGGCCGTGTGCCGGATCTCGGCTCCGAGGCTGCGGGCTCGGGCTCGAAGACGCTGAGCGGGGGCACGTGGCGGCTGTGGCACGCCGGTACGCTGCTCGGCCGTGGCGAACTTGATCCGGTGGGAAGCCGGGCTCGGCGTGGATCAGGAGTACGACCCGACCGAGTGGTTGCTGACGGCCGAGGCGGTGCCCGGCGTGATCACGGACCCGCACCCGGCGATGTACGCGTACAACGGCGGCGACGAGGGCGCGTCCGTCTTCTCGCTCGGGGAGCGGAACGGCCGAGCGACGCTGAAGATCGCGGGGAGCGCGTCGACCGCGCCGCCGGGGTACTCGTATCTCTACACGAGCGCGCGGGACTACTACTCATACTCGCGGCAGGGACAGGTCGTCGCGGTCGTGCAACTCGACGCGCTGACCTACTGCGACGTGCTCTCGAACGACGAGTATTCGATCTTCGCCGACGTCGTCGTGTGGGAGCCGGAGCCCGGCGTGTGGGAATGGGGGCTCGCCGCGTGCCGGTATCTCGTCGGTTACGACTCGGTGATCCGCCGGACGGGTGTGCCCGCTGATCTGAAGACGCACGTCGTGCAGATCTCGTCGAACCCGATCGAGTGGGATCAGGAGCGCGTGCTGTGGCTCGACGGCGTGCACGTCCCGTTCGTCGACGAGAAGCCGTCGTGGTGGGACTCGTCGAACGGCTACTCGTATCCGGCCGACGACTTCGTGTCGGGGATCGACGGGCTCCCGATTCACGATGACTATGGCTACTACCCCGGCGTGATGCTGGCCGATTACAACTTCGGGTATTACGCGAACGATCCGCTCGGAGGCGCGGCCGGGCAACTGCGAATGATCGACGGGACGATCTTCGAGTTTCAGTGGCGCGACAACGAAGACGACGCGGCGCGCGCGGCGAACGCGGCCGCGCTGCTCGACAAGTGGGCGCTCGCGGTTCCTCCGCTCGTCGTGACCGGCACCGCTCTCGACGTCGTCGCTGGCGCAGCGAGCACGACCGAGCCCGTCAGCATCGGCGCGGAAGCCGTCGCTGGCATGTCGGGCACGGTTACGCTCAACGATCTCACGGGAGGATGATCAGATGACGTGGAGCGCGCCGGGAACGGTGAAGGTGTGCACGTTCGAGCTTCGAGACGCGGACGGATCGCTGTACGACCCGCCGAGCGTCACGATCCGCGCCGGGCTCATCGACAACGAACCCGGCTTGTCGCTCTACGAAGGCGAAGCGATCGAGCATCCGTCGACGGGGATCTTCCGTGTCGAGCATCCGTGTCCGGATGCGGGCGAGTACGGAGCACGGCTCGAAGCGTTCAATGCCGAGAGCGAGCTACGCGGCGCGGTTGAGGTCTATTGGACGATTCGAGCGTCGCGGCTGATCTCGTGACCGCGACCGGCCCGGAGCCGATCCTTCTTCCGGAGGGATCCGGCACGGTCGAACAACTCGCTCGCATCGAGCGAATGTTTATGGACGCCGAAGCGCAGTTGAACGCGCGGCTCGATGAGATTCTGTCCCGCGGTCCGGAGTGGTTCCGCGAGGAAGCTCGGCTTCGTCGTCTGCTCGAAGCGACACGCGCGGCGATGGAAGATATCGGGGAGGCGCTCACGGAGGAATCGCTTCAGGCGTCGCTCGGTGAGGTCTACGCGGCGGGAGCGTCGGAGCAGTCTGGCGTGCTCGGGCAGGCGTTCCAGTGGTCGAACCCGAACTTCGGGGCGGTCGATCGCATCGCGCGCGACACGTTCGGTGATCTGTTGCAAGCGACGACGTACGTCGAGCAGTCGGTGAAGGATTTGATCCGGCAGACGTCGAAGCTGAACACGTCGCGGAAGCTCACGACGGGGAAGACGGCGATCCAGGCGGGCAACGCGCTCGCGAAGGATCTGCGGAAGTCGGGGATCGGTGTCGTGACCTATCGCAACGGTGCGCGTCATGGCGTCGGTGAGTATTCGAGGATGGTGCTTCGCACGAAGACGGCGCAGGCGTACAACATCGGCGCGGTGAATCACGGTGCTGCGGCCGGGTGCGAGTTCTTCGAGATCTTCGACGGCTCCGACTGCGGGCTGAGCTATCACGACGATCCGACGCTTGCGAACGGGCTCGTGGTGCCGCGTGACGTGGCGGCGGCGTACGTGATCGCGCACCCGAACTGTCGACGGAGCTTCGGGGCGCGGCCGGACGTGACGAAGCTGAAGGGCAACGCGCCGGAGTTCGCGCCGAGCACGACGGCGGCGCAGCGTGCCGATCAAGCGGCGTTCGAGAAGTTCATGCGTGATCAGGCGAAGGCTGGTCGACGTCGGACCCGGCGCGCGAAGCGGACGCCGAAGACGGTCACGAAGGCGAAGCGTCAGCCGCGCAAGCCGCGCGCCGAGACTGCGAAGCCGGTCGCACCACCCGAGCCGGTCGATCCCGGCGACGCGTGGCTCCGGTCGCTCGACCCCGAGGCGCAGGGACTCGCGCGCGGAGCAATCGAGAATCCGGGTCTGCTCACGGTCGATAACGAGTTCGGCGCGTCGCTACGGGAGATCGTCGACGCCGCGCCGGATGCGGGGGCTCGTGCGTTTATCGGAGTCAACTACGAAGGGCTCGACGCCGACGATCTGCTCCGAGCGGCCGAGCGGCGCGTCGGTGAAGGGCTCGCTATGGACATGCGCGCTCTCGCGAAGACGAGCGTCAGTGATCTCGCGGATGACGTGAACGTGGTGCTCGCGTTCGAGAAGAAGTCGGGGTCGCTCGGGAAGCTCGTGGGCGACGGGAACACGCTCGTTGATCGTCGGTTGTGGGAGGTCCGCGCGGTCGAAGTGATCGACGGGAAGGTCGTGTTCCATCTCGACGACATTGCGCGCATCGACGACGTGGTTCAGGTAGAGCGAGTCGGAAACTTCATGCACGCGAAGGGCTTCGCTCCGCGCTCCGCGACGCATCCCGACGCGTCGATCCCGGCGGTGCGATGGGCGGAAGGCGTGACGCCGAGCACGGTTGGGAAGGTCGTCGACGTCGGCGGCGTGACGGGCGACGCGTTCGAGGGACTCGTTCTCGGCGGCGACCCGGTCACGGTGCTCTACGACGAGCATGTCGGGCAACGGCTCGTCGACCGAGGGGTAGCGAAGGGTGCTGAAGCTCGGGCGGTGAAGCTCATCGACGACGCGAAGATCATGCGTCCGGCGATCGACCCGATCGACTTCACGCCGAACACGCTTCGCTCGATCGCGGCTGACGCGAAGAAGCTCGGCTACGACGCGGTCGACTTCGGGCGAGGGTCGGGTGTCGTGGTGCTGCACGAGGGCGCGCTAGCGAAGGAAGTAGCGAAGCGCGAGATCCGGTCGGCCGGGCTGAGCGGCGTGCAGAAGATCGAAGCCGCGGACATGCGTATCGCGGCCGGGGATCTCGAAGCTCGGGAACGTGCTCACGATCTGTTCCGCTTCACGGTGCAGGACGACGCTGCGAAGTGGGGATATCAGTCGCACGCCGGGAAGCTCTACGACGCGCCATCGGTGGACGACTACTCGGGTCAGGCTGCGGGTGCGATGAAGCAACTTCACGAGGAAACGATCGCTCGTGACATTGCGTCGCGCATCGACGACTTCGACGGGCTGCGCGATTGGCTGGACAAGGAGATTGCGACGAGCTACTCCGACGAGTTCGATCTCACGCAACTGAAGATCCGGACGATCCAGAACCGGCAACGCGTGCGCGTGACCGGAGGGAACGATTCGGTGCTCGACCGCGAGTTGGTCGGGAAGCTCTCGCCTGAGGGCGAAGCGCGGGTACGCGGCTACTCGACGCTGAAGGAGTACGTCGAAGCCGACGCACAACCGCGCATCGACAAGCTCGCCGCGGAACTGAAGGTGAAGCCGGGTACGGACGATTACCGGACCATCGCACGCAATGAACAAGTCATCTCGATCGAGCGGATCGAGCGCGAGCGTCGGTTCATCACGGATCTCGACGACGCGGAGATCGCGCGCATCGGCTGGAACGGGGTCGACGACGCGGTGCTCGAACGCAAGATCGCTGAGATTACGGACGGATGGGCAGGAACATCGGGTGACTCGTCGCCGCGCGCGGTGTCGCTTCAGGTCGTGGCCGCGGAGAAGTTCGGTGTGAGCACGGATTCGATGTGGCTCGGGCTCGACACGTTGCACAACTCGGGAGGCGCGATCGGCTGGTCGGGTACCGCGAAGTCGTTCCGCGCCGCGGTCGAAGATGAGATCCTTCGTCACGGTCCGGTGCTCGAAGCGTATCTGGACGGCGCGTACAAGCTCACTCAGAAGCATCTCGCTGACGCGGGGATCGACGAGGTCGTGTTGGTGCGCGGGATGCGTTTCGGTGGGGCCGGTAATCCGCCGCTTCCGGAGGCGCTGAGCGACATGCTCGGACCGACTCCGTATGAGATGAAGTTCGGGAAGCCGGGACCGGTCCCGCCGGACTCGTCGTACTCGACGCGTGTCGGCTACGGCGAGACGAAGGTGGTGCAAGCGATCGGGAACCCGCTTCAGTCGTGGTCAACAGTGCCCGCGGTGTCGGAACGATTCGCGAATGGCGGCGAGTTCGGCGCGCTGATGCAGGCGCGCATCGGCGCTGGCCGGATCCTGAGCTTCCCGGCGACGGGGCCGGGCTGCACGAGCGAGTTCGAGTGGGTCGTGATCGGAGTAGATGACGTCCCGGTGACGTTGTCGCGTATCAAGTAGCGAAGGGAGGCGCTATGCCGCGCCGAAGGAAGTCGAAGATCCCGGTACCGCGCACGGACGCCGAGACGGTGTATATCGACGACGTGATCAACTGCGATTGGCCGAAGCAGACCGACGACTCCCACGACGCGATCCAAGCGCGCATCGACGCCGAGCTTCGGGCTCAGGGGATCGAACCGTGGCCGGAGTCGCAGGGCTAACCTCCGCGGCATGGCCGAGCAGTCGCAGGAGTACGTTCCCGTCCAGGTCGACGAAGACGGGTATCTGCGCGTCCGGCTGGTGACCACGAAGCTGAACGCGGCGGAGGTCATCGAAGCGTTCCTCGCGTCGCAGGATCCCGCGCTGCTCGGGGACATGGTCATCACGCAGTATCCCGACGTCGATCCGGTCACGGGCACGCTGCGCGCGCTCGTCTCGCTTGCGAGGTCGCTCGATGCCGATTGACTTGACGGGACCGCGCGCGCGGGTGAGCGAGCGAGTGTTCCGCGACCGGATCACGATCCGGCGGAACCCGCCGACGAACGCGCCGGTCGCGCTCGACGACGAGACGGGGCTACCGATGGTCGACCCGGCCGCGGACGTGACCGTGCTCGCGGTCGATGTTCCGTGCTCGATCCGCGACGCGGATCGGCTCGAAACCGACGACGGCACGAAGCTCGTGAAGACGTGGTCGGTCGGTATGGACTACGACGCCGCGCCGGACGACTTGAACGTCGGTGACGAGATCGAAGTGACGGTGAGCGAAGACGCCGAGCTTCTCGGCATTCGCATGTTCGTGTCGCGCGTGAAGACGGGCACGAACCGTGTGACGCGACGAGTGGAAGCGTCGAGGGGGTTCGATGCCATCGGTAAGCATTGAGGTCGACGGCGACATTGCGACGTCGCACACGCTCGCGACCGCGGCGGTCACCGCGGGAGCGAAGGCGTTCAGCGTGACGCGTCGGTGGACGCAGGCGCTCACGACGAAGATCAAGGCGAACGCGTCGGGCCGTCCGGGCCCGCGTGCGCGCACGGGCGACTACCGGCGGTCGTGGTCGGGGATCACGTACGTCCGTGAGGCGGTCGAGATCGTCGGTGAAGCGTCGACGAACGCGCCGCAAGGGCCGCGGCTTGAGTTCGGCTTCACGGGCGTCGACGCGCTCGGCCGTCACTACAATCAGCCGCCCTATCCGCACGCGGGTCCGGCGCTCACCGCGATCGGCGCGCCGTACACGGCGGATCTCGGAATGGAAGTGCTTCCGCATGACTAACGCTCCGGTGCGGCGTCGGCTCGTCGACGAGGCGGTCGTGCAGTTGCTCGCGGAGCAGTTGCCCGGCATCCCGATCGGGCTCGCGAAGCTCCCGGTCGGTGTCGACTTCGAGGATCCGTCGCGGCGGTACGTCGTCGTGTCACCGGTCACCGGGGTCGGGGAGGCGATCGGTCCGCCGAGCGCGCAGGAAGCCGACGTGGAGTGCGACTACTTCGTCCGGTCGTGCGCCGGGCTCGATCGGGGTTACGAAGGGTGCATGTGGCTCGTCGACGAGGTCCGGCGTGTGTTCTTCACCCGGCTCGATCACGGCTACCCGGTGAACGGGCTCACGATCGACAAGCACGCCGAGATGGACAGATCCGCGCCCGGCGGAACTCCGGCCGCTACCCTCACCGGCGACGAGTGGCAGGCGACCGATGAGATTCGGATCACCGTCACGAGAACTTGAATCGGAGGCGTGGACATGGCGACGTCGAAGCGAAGCTCGAACCCGAACGTGGTCGTGCTCGGTGAGGCTCCGGTGAGTGAGAACCCGGACGACGCGCTGATCGAGATGTTCCACCCGGAGACGCCGGGCACGGAGACGTGCTACGTGACGCGTGCCGCGTACCGGGAGACGTGGGCGGCGAAGGGCTGGCGTGTCGTGCGTGGCCGGGAGGTCAACGCGGAGAGTCAGGTCGTGCTCGTGCTCGAAGATCCGCTTCCCGAAGACGAGATCGGTGTACCCGAGGAAGGCGCAGTTCCGCAGGACTCGACGACCGTGGAAGGCTCCGCGGACGCATCGTCGGGCGCAGGTTCAGACGCCGGATCCGCGTAGCGCGCGAGCGCGACGGGATCCCTGATCCCGAAGGGGTGCACAACAATGGGAGTTCGTTACTTCCGCCGAGGTCGGACCCGAGCGTTTTGGGTGCCGACGATCAGCAATCTGAGCGCGCCGACCGCGGCCGAGATCGCGGCCGGGACCGAGATCACCGCGGGGATCTCGGAGATCTCCGGCTTCGCGACCGACCAGGACTTCATGGGCACGCCGGATCTCGCGTCCGAGGTCACGGCGCAGGTGCCCGGTGAGGTCACGATGGAAGACTCGTCGCTGAAGTTCTACTTCGACTCGGCGTCGAACCCGCTCCGCACGACGCTCGCGCCGGGCACGATCGGGAATGTCGTGTTCATCGACTACAAGCCGACCGGCAACGTGGCGGCGTCCGACAAGGTCGACGTCTACCCGGCGCAGATCGGCTCGACGCCGAAGGAACGCGACATGGGGGCCGTCGCGCAGTGGACCGCGAACATCGCGGTGACTGCGAAGCCGCTCGAAGACGTGACGGTCGCCTGATGGCCGCGGAGCGGAAGGCTCCGCTCGATCGACTCCGCTCGAAGAAGAAGCCGTTCACGCAGCGCGTCTCGCTGTGCTGCGACACGGAACTTGCTGAGCAGTTCGATCGGGTGACGGCCGAGCGCGACGACATGCGCGACGTGATCAACCGGTTCGGCTTCATGGGTCAGGAAGTACCGGCAGATCAGCAGCGGAAGCTCGAAGATCTCGAAGCCGAGCACGACTCGCTCGAAGCGGCCGTGAACGACGCGACGGAGATCTTCGTGTTCCGAGGGCTGCGACGCGACGCGCTCGACAAGCTGCTCGACGCGCATCGTCCGACGAAGGCGCAGACCGAGAAGAACAAGGAGAAGGGGCTTCCCGCTCCCGACTGGAACCCGGACACGTTCCCACCCGCGCTGCTCGCGGCGTGCTGCGTCTCCCACGACCTTTCCGACGACGACTGGAAGGTGTTGTGGCACGACGCTGACGAGTGGAACTCCGCCGAGCTTCAGTCGATGTTCGCGGCTGCGTACAACGCGAACTCGTCGATGCGCGTGGTCGACATGGGAAAAGGCTCCGCCGGGACGCGCAGCTAAGGCTCGAACTCGATTACTGCGTTCCGCTCGGCATCCCGCACTCCGAGTTTCTTCGGTGGGCGACTGACGATCAGGACAAGGCGCTCGCTCACGTGATCTACGAACGTGGGCGGTGTAGCTCGTGCGGGACGCATCCTGACGAGTGGATCCCGGCCGACGAGCAGATCCGCGAGAACGAGCCCTTCATGATCCCGCCACCGTACGAAGCCGACGCGGTGACGTGCGGCGGGTGTCGAGAGCGCGAGCAGTTCGAGAAGTCGGCATGGCCGAAGTTCGATTCACGTCCGCCGGGCGCGCACGTCGCGCTGCTCCCGGCGGATCCGTCGATGTATATCCCGGAGATGTTCACCGGACCGTCGAAGCTCGACGCCGAACTCGCTGAGGAATAGAGCACCGTGGGCACTCGCACGCTGACCGTCAGGCTGACCGCGAACATCGCGAGTCTGCGCGCCGGGCTCGCCGCGGGTGCCGCGCAAGTCAAGGGCTTCGGCCAGGACGTCGCAGCGTCGGGTCTGTCGACGAAGCAGTCGACCGACAAGCTCGCGAAGGGCTTCCTCGTCGCGGGCGGGATCATCGGCGGCGCACTCGCTTACGGGGTCGCGAAGGCGACCGAGTTCGAGGCGACGATGCGGAACATCACGACGATCTCCGACTTCGTCGGCCGCAACTTCGAGCAGACGTCGACGAAGATCCTGAACCTGTCGAACCGGCTTCCGCAGTCCGCGAACGAACTCGCGGAGGGCTTGTACGACGTCGCGTCGTCGGGCTTCGCGGGTGCGGACGGAATGCAGGTGCTCGAAGCGAGCGCGGTCGCGGCGAGCGCGGGTCTATCGACGACCGCGACGTCGGGTCAGGCGATCACCGCGGTGCTGAACGCGTACGGCATGGGCGCGAAGGAAGCGACGAACATCTCCGACACGCTGTTTCAGACCGTCAATCTCGGTGTGGTCACGTTCGACGAACTCGCGCAGAATCTCGGTGACGTGGTCGGACTCGCCGCGCAGGCTGGCGTGTCGATCGACGACGTCGGGTCCGCGATCGCGACGATGACGCTGGCCGGTATCCCGGCGGCGGAGTCGACCACCGCGCTGAACCGCGTGCTTCAGTCGATCATCGCGCCGAGTGACGCGCTGATCGAGAAGTTCCACGAGTGGGGCTTCGAGTCCGGGGAGGTCGCGCTGCGACAACTCGGACTGAAGGGCATCATGGACAAGGTCCGCGAGTCGACGAACGGGAATGTCACCGCGGTGCAAGGTCTGTTCCCGGAGATCCGCGCGCTGAAGGGTGTGCTGGCGCTGACCGCGGCGGATGGCGAGAACTACAACCGCGTGCAACGGCAGATGGCGGACGGGCACAAGGGCGCGGGTGCGACGGCGAAGGCGCTCGCGCAGCAGCAGAAGTCGCTGAGCTTCCAACTCAGTCTGTTGAAGAATCAGATCACGAACACGGCGATCTCGTTCGGCACCGCGTTGCTTCCGGCGCTGAAGGTTGTCGTCGGTGCGGCGACGCGCGTCGTCAGCGTGTTCTCGGACATGCCGGGTCCGCTGCGCGTCGGGGTCACGGTGCTCGCGGCGCTCAGCGCGGCGATGCTGCTCGTCGCGGGAAGCTCGCTCATGCTGCTCTCGCGCATCGGACGGATGCGCGCCGAACTCGCGAATCTCGGTCCGACCGGTACGCGCGCCGCGGCTGCGATGGGTCTGCTCGGCCGAGGCGTCGCGCTCGCGTCCGGCGCGGCGCTCGCGGCGTACGGCTTCTCGGCGCTCGACGGCTCGATCGAAGGCACGATCACGGGCGTTCTGTCGCTCGTGTCCGCGGTGGGGCTGCTGCGCTCCGGGCTCCCGGCGCTTCAGTCGACGCTCGCGAAGATCGGCGGCACGCTCTCGCAGTCGTCGATCCCGGCGATCCAGTCGGCCGGAGTCGCGCTCGGCGGCGTGGGCGCGGCGGTCGGCCGACTCGGGAAGGTCGCGCCGACGCTCGCTCTCTCGGGCGCGGTCATGGTGTCGACGATGGACGAGATGGGGAAGGCGTCGGTCGGCGGTGCGATCAACATGGCGTCGATGGCCGCGACCGGGGCTCAACTCGGGTTCGTAATGGGTGGTCCAGTGGGCGCGGCGATCGGCGGCACCGCGGGTCTGATCGCGGGTCCGCTGATGAGCGCGCTCGGTGTCGGCGGCGAGTCGGTCGACGAGTACCGCGCGAAGTTCGAGAAGCTTGCTGACACGATCGACTCGCTCGGCCCGAAGATGGCGCTTCAGGCGTTCTTCAAGAACATGGGCAGAGACGACCAGTGGAAGCTGATTCAGGGCGACATTCGCGCGGTGGCGAACGAGATCGAGTCGCTCGCGAAGACGACCCCGGCTGGCGCGCGCAAGATTGTCGGCGCGCTGAAGGAGTCGTCGCTCGGCGCGCAGTTCACCGCGAAGGACTTCGCGTATCTGAACTGGGTGATCAACAAGCAGATCGAGGCGTCAGCGCGCGCGGATGCTCGCCGCGAGAAGTCGAAGGAGAAGAACGAGGCGATCAAGCAAGCTCATCGCGAAGTAGCCAACGCGGTCATGCAGATGAGCGAGGCCGAGGAACAGGCTGCGGAGGATTCCGCGAAGGCGCTTCAGGAGATCGCTGACGCGGCGACGAAGAACCTGCCGACCGCGGTCGGTCTGTTCGGTGAGATCCAGAAGGCCGCGTCGAACTTCGGCGTGGCGATGGACCCGGCGGTGCTGCTGCGCGGCTTCCAAGACAAGCTGCGCGAGCAACTCGACTTCGGGGTGAACATCTCGACGATCATGAACGCGGGATTCGTCGAGATCGGCAACGTCGTCGCGCAGCAAGGTCCGGAGGCGGGAGCGTCGATCGCGAAGGCGCTCGCGGAGGGGATCAAGTCCGGTGACACGACGGTCGTGTCACAACTCGAAGAAACCGCGAAGCTGCTCGGCGTCGCCGCGCCGGTTCTCGAAGAACAGTTCAAGTCGACATGGGGTCCGGCGATCCAGCGCGGGCAGGCGGCGGCGTTCGAGAACGCGTCTCCGTTCGTGCGGCAGTTGTTCGGGATCGAGATCCCTGGCGCTATCGCGGAGTCGGCTCCGTTCGGTGCCGAGGGCGCGGCGCAAGCGGCCGCGGCGGCGGCGTACGGCTACACGGGCGGCATCGTCGGCATCCCGGCTGAAGCTCGACGTTCGAGTGTGGCGGCGGCGTTCGGCTTCATGGACGGAGGGCCGTCGAACGCTGCTGCGGGTGCGTCGGTCGGTGGGCAGGCGTCGGCGGGCTTCGGGACGGGCGTAGCTCCGCTTCCAGGGCTCGCAGGGGCGGCTGCGAGTGACGCTGCGGGCTCGTTCGGTGCTGGTGCCCCGGCGGTCGCTGCGACGGCTCAGGGGGCCGGTGACGCTGCTACGGGAGCGTTCGGGAGCGGGCTTGCTCCGTTGCCCGGTCTGACCGGTCCGGCGCTCGTGATGGCGATGCAGGGGATCTTGAACGCGGTCCCGGCGCTGGCGGTGACGGCGTCCGGAGCGGGTGCCGCGGTCGGTCAGTCGTTCTCGTCGGGCATCGCGTCCGGCATCGCGGCGGGCTCGGGCGCGGTGCGTAAGGCGGCGGCGCAGGTCGTGAGCGAGGCGGAGGCGGCGGCGAAGGCGAAGGCCGAGACGGGATCTCCGTCGAAGCTGTTCGCACGCGAGGTCGGTGCTCCGATCGCTCAGGGTGTCGCTCAGGGCATCGCGGCCGAGCTTCCCGCGGTGGCGCGCGCGACGGCGGCGCTCGTGCAGGTGCCCGCGCTTCCGGCGGCTCGTGCGATGGTCGCGCCGATCGTGGCGGCGGCGACGATGCCTTCTCGTCGTGCGGCGGTGTTCGGCGGGACGTCGGTGTTCGGCTCTGGCGGCGCGGCTCGTGGTACGGCTGGTGCTGGCGTCGTGAACGTGACGAGTGTGATTGAGGGCAACGTCTACGGCGACGATGCTTTCCGCTCGAAGGTGAACGACTCGATGAGTGCGGCGAATCGGAAGCTCGCGACGAGCATTCGACGGAACAGGGGATAGAGCATGTCGGTCGCGCGTCGACTCGTGGTGAACCCGGCGAACACGGATCAGCGTTACGTGCTGTGGTCGAACGGCTACATCGAAGCGAAGGGATCCGCGATCCCGATCACGAGCTACGAAACCGCGTCGGTGAACAACGCGAACTCCGGCCCGGTGACGTTCGAGGGATGGCCCAACCCGGATTGCGCGGTGGCGCTTCAGATCACGAACTGGTCGACCCCGGCGGGGTACGTGCTGACGATCTACGGGCACGTGTGGGGCTTCGGCGGCGTGCCCGACGTGCCCGGCTCGGGCTCGCACTTCCTGACCGGCACGCGCGAGTTCTTGTTCGGCGCGAACGGCGGCTTCGCGAGCCCGGCGTACGGCTACATCGTCGACTTCATGATGAACCCGGCTGCGGACGGGCTCGGCTACTTGTTGCAGTTCAACGGCGAAGTGATCGGGTTCGGTACCGGGCACACGGCTGTTCAGCGCGCGGCGGCGATCCCGGAGACGTCGGCGCGCGCGCTGCTGATGGACTGGTCATCGAAGCGGTATTGGGTACTCGACAATCTCGGCCGGTTGAGCGCGTACAACGGCGCGAATCAAACGAACGTCGGTGGTCCCGGCTCGGGCTTCTACGCGTCGGTGACGTATCCGGCGTACGTGTGGGGTCGTGGCGGTCCGTTCGCGATGGGCGGCGCGAGGTTGTACGACTTCACCGCGGCGAGCCCGAAGGGATGGGTTCTCGACGCGTACGGCCGGGCGTACCGCGTTGGCACGGCGACCGAACCGCTCGGGTTCCCGTTCGACACGCGCGCTCCGAAGCGGATCTACGTCGATCTCGCGATTATCAGTGACGGGTCGAGCACCCCGCTTCGACTTGCGGCGCTGACGCAGACGGGCGCGATGGTCGAGTGGGTCGTGTCGAGCGACCCGTACGCGGCGGTGAACGCTCCGCTGAGCTTGTCGACGATCACGACGTCGACGCGTCCGCCGGTCCGCTGGACCTACATCGACAACGAGAACAACCCGCAAGCCGGATACGAAGTGAAGGTGATCAACTCCGCGACGTACACGGGCTCGGGCACGAACGAAGTGCAGTCGCTCAACGTCACGGGATCTCCGACCGGCGGCACGGTGCAACTCGGGTTCCGGCGCGCGCCGACTGCTCCGGTAGAACTCACGACTCCGCTCGCGCGCAACGCCGCGGCGGCGACGGTGCAGACCGCGCTGAACGCGCTGACGAGCATCGGCACCAACGGTGTCGTCTGCGCGGGCGGACCGTGGGGCACCGCGCCGATCACGGTCACGTTCCAGAATCAGATGCAACGATGGAACTGGCCGCAGATCACGCTCGAAGTGAACGCGCTGACCGGCGGCACGGCTCCGACCGTCGCTATCTCGACCACGACGCCGGGTGTCGGCATCGACCCTGCGGTGGCGTCGAGCGTGTTCAGCGCGTCGGGCTCGGACGCTTCGACGCGTGAGGTCGTGCCGACCGTCGATCTCGCGAACACGTCGTACCGGGCGTTCGTGCGCGTGACCGACTCGTCGGGGCTGACGGGGCCGTGGAACTTCGTCCAGTGGACGCAGAACGTCGCCGCGATGAGCACTCCGACTGTGACGCCGACTGTGCTCGGCGGGCTCTCGGGGATCTCGCTCGCGCTCAGCGTCTCGACGTCGGGGCTCGACGCCGCGGCGAAGTTCGCGGTGCAGTACCACGATTCGGATTGGGATGGCTCGACGTGGGAGTGGGTCCGCGGTGGCGACGGCGCGACGATCACCGGAGGCGCGGCGACGCTCGTCGATCGGGAAGCTCGCTTCGGCGTGCAACGGACCTACCGGACGGCGATCTTCGTCTACGACGCGACGACGGACGCGTGGCGGCAGAGTGCGTGGTCGTCGACCGCGAACGCGACGCTGACGCCGCGCAACGTGTGGGCGCTGACGAACCCGTTCGATGACTCGCAAGGCGCGATCGTGTCGGTGCAACCCGGTTTCAAGTTGTCGCGGCCGGTGCGGCAGGGCACCTTCTGGCCGAGCGGCGCGTACTTCCCGACGATCGTCACGGACGGGAAGCCGAAGGCGGCGAGCGGCGATCTCGGACTGTGGGCGAAGACGAACGCCGAGCGAGTCGCGATCGAGACGATGGTCGACGCGGACGTTCCGCTGCTGCTGCGCGACCCGTTCGGTCGTGCGTGGTACGTGAAGCTCACGGACGCGTTCGACGAGGAAGTCGTGCGTGCGCAGGCGCTCGCTTCGGAGTCGACCGGCATCCGCGACTTCCACGTGATCAAGTTCATGGTGCAACAGGTCAAGCGGCCGGTGGCCGGGCCGAGCGAAGGTCCGCTGGCGGAGGCGGCGTAGCTCGTGGCGTACTTCCCGGTGTCGGCGCAGTTCGAGCGGGCGTTGCGCAGCACGCACACGATGATCTCGCGGCTCGACGTCGAGCAAGGGCCGGACGTGTCGAGCTTCGACTTCATCGACGGCGAGGTCGTGATCGACTTCGACGATCGGACGCGCCGGTCGCTCGACTGCGAGATCGTCGACCCGGAGGGCCGGATCTACGACGTGGTGCGCGGGCTCGTCGACCCGTATCAGTCGGTGCTGCGACCGTACCGAGGGATCAAGTTCGTGGACGGCACAACCGAGCTTGTTCCGCTCGGCGTGTTCTACCCGGATCAGGTCAGCGCGGGTGAG